CAAAATGGGTGCCCTGAACGTCACTTGCCTTGTAATTCATTTCTTCACCTCCATGAATCGCCCTTCCCGTTCGAAGTCCTCCGGCAAGTGGCAAAAGACTGGGCCAGTTTTCAGCCCGCCCCTGGTCACTCTTTGATAGGCTATCATCCAGCGGTCCATTTCGGACTGGAAGATTACCCCGACCACGGCATACAGATGGCCGGTCTTGGGGTGGAAAAAGACCTTGTGTTCGAATTTGGTGAAATAGGAAGGCCACCGCCCGCTGGAGTCTTGAATTTTATATTCAGAATCCAGGCCATATTCCCCTCCGGACACGTCGATCCAAAGTTCTACCTCAGCCATTGGTTACTTCCCCTGTGCTACGACGGCGCTCGTGCTCGGCCAATACCAGCAACAGGTAGCCGAGCAGGTCTCGCACGTCGTCCTCGATGTCACCGTCACCGGCCTCAAGAGCCTGGAAGATGTCCCAGCCATTCTCGGCTACGATATTTTCAATGCGGTCCCACTTGCGGGCGAGCATCATCATAGCTCCGGGGCCACCGCGCTTTCGCCAGGAACCGCGATAGTGCCGCTCCTTTTCAAAAAGCACCCTGACGACACTGTTGGCCGTGGGGGTAAGGAATTCAAGCCAGGGAAATTCCTTCGTGAGCTCGAACTCACCTTCCGTGCTGACCTGGGCGATGTTCGGCGGTATTTGGTGGGACGGAGTAGACGTTTTCAATACCCCTTCGTATTCTTCGTCATACCCAAACGGATGTTCCATACTCATTTCAGTTTCTCACAGCTGATTGTTGAACGTGAAGTGTCATTGCCCAAGCATCGGCACCCATTGAGTCCCGCCGATCCTTTGGCGCGCAATGGTTAAGAATTGCGGTGCAATAGGCTGCCCATCTCTTTCCATAGGGCCGGAACCCATAGTTTTCATACAGGTGACGACACCACAGCGCCCCCTCCATGAGGTCTGCCCACTTGAGCCACCACTCATCCTCAACCGACAAACCCTCCAAAGACGTGAGGCCCATTTCCTTGGCCGCATCCTCATCCGCTTTGTCCATGGCAGACTTGAGCGGGGGGTAGTTCTTCTTCGCAATGTAGGACAGATCACCGGTCAGGTGCTCCGGCAAATCATGCTCCAACGCTGCCCGGATCAGGGCAACCGACGGGCCTGGATGGAATTCCGTGATCAGCCACGCAACCCCCCACGAGTGGGCGGCGATGGTCTGTTCAATCGGGCCCGGAAACTGGTGATAACGGACAACCGACGAGACTTCAGAGATCTTGCTGTAATATTTCGGATTCATGTATTGGCTCTCCCGGCCACTGAGTTACTGTATGGGCGGTCAGGGGCCACTGGCCCCTGACTTCTGCTTAGATTCTGGGGGAGAGGACCTCCGGCCCGTCTTCCTCTGCCGGAGCATCCGGCTCTTCCCAATTCACGTTCGGCGGCGTTTCCGGCGCCGGTTGCGGAAGGGTAGACTTCAGCGCCTCAAACTCCCTTTTCATTTCCTCGAGCGTTTCTTCCTGGGCCCTCTTGCTCTCGGCCAGAATCTGGATGGTCACAAGCCTTTCGTAGGACACCTTGCGCAGATACTCGATTTCCTGGTCCTTTTCCTGCAATTGCAGGCTGAGCAAGACTTCCCTGCTCACCGTGGGCTGTGCTTGTTCTTCGGACATGGGAGCACTCCTCTTCGTTAATTGGCGGTAGATCCTTTGCTGCCCGCCTTCTGTTGATCCATTGAGTTGCGGCCAATTTCCAGTCGCAATCCGCCATCAGCCTAGCGGCCCTGACGACTTCGCCCGTGGTCTCACCCCTCACGCCCCAGAGATTCCACAGGGGGGACACCACTTCCTGGAAGAATCTGGATTTCCCCGAAAGAGGTCGGTGCGGATTGTCGACAAACTGCATCAATTCCTCGACAAAGCCGTTCTTTTCCTCTTCCGGGAAATAGAACAGGAACGGGGCCGTCTTGACTCTCCCATAGGCATAGTGCTGCTCGCTGCTTGCACCAGCAAGGGCAAGCATACGAGCCGCCACTCGCACATCCGGGTATAGATGCAGGTTGTTGCTGACCTGCCGATACGCGCCCACGTCCACATTCAGGGACGCCGCCACATACTCCTGGAGAAAGCTGAAGTGAACAACGTTCGCCCCGTATGCTCCCCAGATCGCATCGTTACTGCGGTTGAATACCGTCATATCCAGCGTCTTACCAATGACCCGGAACACGACCTGAGTGTTGCAGGGCAGGTCCTTGGAGCCCTGATTCATCAGGTCTCGGTGGCCATCCCACATGGAAATGACAGCCCGGCGACTGGAAGGGTCCTTCCGGAGAATGTCAATAACCCATTCGATTTGGTCGTAGCCGAAATGGCTTCGCCACCTGTGCCCGTAGGCGGCGTTGAAGACCACTCCATCATCAGAGAACTGGGAGATGTTCTTTGAGAACTGGGAAACGAACTCCACATCCCGCCGTCCGGCCAGCATCCACAGACTCTCGAAGAAGTGCAAGAACGGATTGCAGTCACGCTCTCCGCTGAAAATAACCCGTTCTCGCGGATACTTGTAGACAGTCGTCACCGGATACGGGAGAACAATCACCCGTCCGTTGCGGCTGGTTTCCTCGACCCCTTCGTTGCGGAACAGAATCAGGGCGGTGAACAACGCGTCTTCGGCATTGCGCGCATAGATGACTTTCACGTGAACCTCCTCCCAACGCGACGGTGCGGATTCTCCTTGATGCGGAGATACTTGTCCGTCTCGCAAAACACATTACTGTTGACATCGTGCAACGTGAGACCCCGATCCGCGACCATGTGGGGCGGAAGCATTTCCAACGCCTTCGTCCCCATTTCGAGGTAGGTCTTCTGGTCCATGGGGGCTTCCACCGGCCTCCCCATGCAGCGGTTGATGCCCCGAATGGCCCCCGGCCCCATGGGAGCCCATGTCATATGGTCCTTCCACGAATTCCCCACTGTCGTGTAGTAGAGGTCCGCTGCCACTTGCCCGGCCATAAAGTCCTTGAACCCTGCGGCCTCCCGAAGATTTTCCACGAATGCCTGTCGAGAAGGGGCTTCGTAGTTGAAGTATCCGCCGTCCGTTGCCCGCTTGACAATGGAACAGACATACGCGATCTTACCGGGAATCCCCAGCCACGGCTTAACCAATTGTCCAGGGGGGCAACCGACCACGTATGCCGTGTTGAAGCAATTGTCCCCCCTGATGGCGCGGTCGGTCATCACATAAAAGACAGCCTCCAAGTCACACTTGGTTTCCGTGATGGCTTCCTTTTCCCGGAGCTCCAGCAGAGACCCCGGCAGGTTGAAGAATCTGGCAACGGCCACCGCCTTGCAGATTTCCACGGCCGGAGCTCCAGCCTTCGACATTGGGTCTCGAATCAGCTCCCGAACGACCCCCGTGACCCTGTCATCCTCTCGGGACACGTTACAGAACCGATAGTTCCGCATGATAGGGTCCTCAGACCAGCGCTCGCGGGGCAACCCGGCCTGCCTCGCCAATCGAGACACTTCTCGCAAGCAGGCCCAGCGAACAAAATCATCTGTTTGGAACTCCATCACATTCCCCTCTGCAGACCTTTGGTCACAAGGGATCGAACGTATTCCTCGGCATCGTCGGTCGTATGCCAGTAGGAAAGATTCAGGTATTCGGCGTTAAGCGCCGTCATCTTGTCGAAGCACCCCTGGACGGCCTTATACTTGTCATAGACCGAGGAGATCAGCCTTGGGTCGTCAATGGGCTTGCCGCTGCGCTCCGAGACCCTACGCAAGCATTCTTCCCGGCCCGGCATGACGTAGACAACGTAGGTCACTTGCCCCGTAATGTCGAAGATTTTCTTGGAAAGGTTCACATACCGTTGGTAGATACCAGAAACCACCTGCCCTTCAAACAGCGTGATCTCATGGGCGCTGGCAGAGTAGGCGATGGCGTCGCAGATAGTGTCGTGCGCGCCCTTCCAACTGAACTCGTCCACCCCACCGCAGGGGTTTTCGGCCCGGTAGGTCCCCAAGGCGCAAACATGGCCGAAGTGGCCCAAGGTTCCTTTGACCACCTTCCTTTGTTCGACAGTCCGTCCGTCGGGTTTTTCCTGAACGATCACGGTCTCCGCCAAAGTGACTCGGTTGGCATTCTGGCCGAGGTTCGGCCTACCGAGCACGTTTCGAACAATTGTCGACTTCCCGGCACCGAATGCCCCCCTGACATTGATGAGCATAGAAGCTCCTCCTGTGCTGAATATTACATAGCTGTATGAACATGGCCGGGCACGTGGGATGCCCGGCCACGGAGCCCCGAGGGGGGATCAGCCCTCGGCGGGCTCTTCCGCCGGCTCACCGCCTTCGGCCGGGTCGGCTGCCGTGGATTCTTCGGCCTTTTCCTTTTTCTTGCGCGAACGCTTGGGCTTTTCCTCGCCGCCCTCCGCCTTCGCCGCCGGCTCGGGGGCGGTGCCGGGTTCGACGATGGTCAGGGCTTCGGCCGTGATCAGCTGCGACAGATAGCTGCGCAGATACTTCGCCTTGCCTTCGGCGGTCTCGCAGTTCTTCGACTTCAGCTCGGGCAGGGCTTCCGCTGCGGCGGCGATGCCACGATCGACACGGGTCGGTTCCGCAAAGGCACCGACGATCGCGGCCAGTTTCGGCCGCTTCACATAATTGGCACCGGGGCCTTGGGCCAGAACGGTGTCTTCGTAAACTTTGTGAGCCATGATTGGTCCTCCAGTTTGGTTTCCAGTGGCGCTATTGCCTTGTAACTAGAACACTATACCCCGCCTAGAAACCGGATGCAAGTGTAAAATCGGGACCGGCGCAAATTATTTTTCACCGGTCCCTAGGATCTCAGAAGGCGTTGTTATTGTCCACCGGACCGGCGTCCGGTTTGCCCTCGGCCGGGTTTTCGACCTCAGCCTTCACAATGCCGGACTTGATCAGCTCATGGAAGGCACGGGCCTCGCGGTAGACTTCCACGCCAATGTCCGGAATCTCGATCGTCGGCAGATTGGTCGAAATCTTCCAGTTGAAGAAGTCCCCCTGATCGTTGGTTTCCATCACGGTGTCCAGCTTGTAGGACATATAGAACCGGGCCGGATTGACCATCAACCCCGTGGCGGGGTTCCGGATTTTCACGTTCCGGATCGCCGTGTTCCAGTTCCGGCTGATCTTGGCCTTGGAGCCGGACATGCTCAGCACGGCCTGTTCGTAGGAGCCGTCAGCCTTGACGACAATCACGAAATGCTCGGGCGTGACCACGATCTCGTTGCCATTGGGCAGGACCCAATCGCCCTTCTCGGTCCGGGTGCATTCCTCCAGGATCGACTCGGTATGGTCGGCGTTCACAAGTCCGCCGCCCTTTTCCCGGGGAACCCATTCAAGATGTCGGCGGACATAGGCCACCGGCACCACCACGAGGGGGGTCTGGTAGAGTTCACGGGTGGCCGAGTTGAAGACGCTGCCTTCTTCCGCGCCCTCAATGTATTCGGCCTTCTGCTTCTTGATCTCCGGCGACAGGGCCTGCGCGACCTTGAGTCGGGGAATCGTGATGTCTTGCTGACCGACGTTCTCGTTACCAAGACCCGCGTCAGCGAAGATGTCCAGATCCGACGCCGCAGGAAGATTGCCCCCCTGCGAAGCGACGGCTACTTCGGTCTTTTTCTTTTCTTCGTCTTTGGTTGCCATTTTCACACTTCTCCGTTAAAGGTTGCCCCAGATGCCGCTGAGGCGCCGGGCCGGTCTATCCCGACTGTCTAATCCCTAGTGGCCAAGGCTTTCGGGATTCTGGCTCCGGTCGGAGGATTCGAACCCCCTGTTCATGCGGTCCGGACTTGACTCGCCCCGCACTCTGTCGCTACCTGACACCGGAAAATTGGTCATTTGCCAGATTCACGGGCAATTGCCCGTCGCATCCCCGGCCCAAGCTCTCCGGGGGAGGGTTTGGTTCCGCTGAGGGGAATCCACGTGCGGTCGGGGTAATAGCCGACTTTCCGAGCATGTGCCGCCTTTTCGGCGCGGCGCAGTTTCCTACGGGGGACACCCATGGCTGACCTCACTTGATCTTGATGAAACGGCGATGATACAGGCCAAGGGCCTTGAGGTCGACGACCTCGCCCTTCTCGAGCAAATCGCGGGCGAATTTTTGCAAGGTGGCCGCGTGGATGGTTTCCTTGACCACGGGATTGTAGCCAGCCTGCTTGATCAGCTCGGCAGTTTGCTTGGCGTGTTCAGCCTCACCCTTGTTGAAGTCAACCGAGACAGCCACCTTCATGAGGGACTCGCCACCGTGATTTTTCAGGATTCCAAGGGCCACGGACAGCTCCTCTTCGTCCTTGGGCAGTGATCCGTAGAGCTTCTCCTGAAGCTCCACCTTCCGGTTGCCCACCGAGAACGACGAGACGCCGACCTCATCGAACAGCTCCGGGAACTGACGCTCATCCAGATCGCGCAATTCCTCCGTGGCTACTTGCAGTTCGGCCTTCAGCCGTTCCACAACTTCGTCCAGCTCTTGGCGACGCTGGAACATTTGGGACAGCCTGGAAAGGCCCCCCTCGTCGGGGCCTTCCACGTCGTCGAACAGGTTCAAATCATCCATTCTGCACTCCTACATTCGGATGGTTGAGGGGGTATAGAACCCCTGTGGGAACTTGGCACCCTCCGCCGGATTGCGCTTGCGCTCCCAGCGGAGAATCTTGATGGGTTTTCCTGGCCACATTTGGTTCAGGGCCATACCCGCCATGGCGATTCCGCACCAGTCCTGTCCCAAGGCCAGAAGGTAGTCTTCATTCGGGTCAAAGGACTTCAGCCCTTCGTAAATGAGCTTCTGGGCCACGCCGGGCTGCTGGGAGGGCTGGAACCGCTTGTCCTCGATGACGAACCGAATAACCCCGTAGTCCAGGGCCGACGACAGGTCCATTTCCTTGTTGGGTCGTTGAACGATGTATACGTTGGGCATTACTTTATTTCCTTTACTACCCCCAATTTAGCGGGCGGTGGCGGGGTGCGCAAGCACTATTTGTCCTCGGTTGGTATCCTTACGAAACCTAGCCCCATCAACTGTTTCACCCATCTTCTGGTGGCCTCCCGGTCATAGAGTCCAGTAGCGCATTCCGTGTGAGTGGGCATGGCGGTTCGCACATATACCAGACCCTCCAGGTTAGTATCGTGAACGCTAACGTCCATGTAGGGGTCCCGGTGGATTAGACGTAGGGCGGGCGTATTGGTTATGCGGCTGGCAATGTATGTGCTTTGCCGGGGGCTTGCTGGCCCCCGGCTGGCCGCGTGGCGGGCATGTTGCGGGCTAGGCATACTACCCCTCGGACCCCTTGCCAGCCGCCCCAGCGCCCGCCACGCGGGCGCGTAGCGCGTCACCAAGGGTCCGGCTGAGGAGGGCTTGGTCTTCTGCCGTTAGGTCAAAGACGGACAGCCTGGAATAGTATCTGGCCAGACCCTCAAGACACTGGTCCCTTGTCATAGAGGAGGCTTCCTTCTGGTCTGCCTCCCGGCTCAGGACATACCGAGCAGCCAGTTCGTAGTGTTTTGAAGCCGAGCCACTACTGATAATGTCGGACAAGTGGGAAACACTGACCCCGATGCGCTTTGACACATACGGTCGGCCATGCCGTCGGCACAGCTCAGCAATGGCACTCGCCTCGATCTTGTCTTTCGGGTTCCGCTTATAGGTCGGACCCGGCTTGGGCTTTCCGGCCAATTTAGCCAGACCCTCCTTCAGAGGCTCGTAGGCGGGGGTCTTGACAGCTTCGTTCATCACTGTATGTCCTTTATTGCAGGTCTTCCAATAGGAACACCGTCAGGGGGGTTGTAAGGTCAGGGTCCATCATCTTCTGCCACCCTCTAAGACCCATTCCGTAGCTGAGGGCGATGGCAGAGTTCTTGTCGAAAGGTAAAACTGCCAGAGGGTTAACGGGCAAGAGAACCTGCCCGAAAGTCTGTGTCCGATCCCACTTCATGGCTACTAGGCCAGCTCCAGAAGACGGCTTTCGACTTCCAGCTTCTGCTTGTGGCTGTCCCCCGAGAAAATGGACTTCAGCCGCCCAGCCCCGCCCTTGCCGCGAACATGATCGGACCAGTGGGTCACGCCGTTGAGAACGCCATAGGCCGTTTCCTTGTCATCCCCCAGATAGCCGGGCGCAGCGGCAATGGACCGCAGAATTCCCATGACGGCGCTGGAGTCCTCTGCTTCCTGGGCTGACGGGGCATACACCGGAATGAGAACCTTCTTGACGATGTCGTCCGTGGACAGCTTGATCTTGTCCAACACCTTCCACCGCTTCTCGGCCTCGGCCAGCTGATCGTGGGCCGCTGCCACCGACTCTCGGGCGGCTTCCACGTCGAACTCGTTCAGGTGGCTCTGCCGGTAGTTCACCTCCTGTTGCCGACGGGCCGCTGCCATGGTATTCGCGCAGACCACCCGGACAGTCGTGGTGCTGACCATGATGCTCTTGCCGACTTGGTGCGGGGATTGGAACAGAAGATACCCCCCGATGCGGTCGCCCCGGCGGACCTCGAAGTTGTGGTTCAACTTGGCAAGAGCCCAGATAATCTTGCCGTCCCGCAGAGCACCCACGGTCTCGAGCTCGGCGCCGCCCGCTGTGACATACCGCTGCATGAAGTCCAGCACGTCCCGGTTCTGCAGGGGGGTCCACCGAGCGGACGCAACGGTCAGCACCTTGTGGTCCGTGTCCCGCACCAGAGCATAGCTGTTGGGGACAGGGATGAGGTCACCCTCTTCAGTGGGCTTGACGTAGGTCGGCCGCATGGTAACAGTCCAGTCCAGCTTGGCTGCCTTCAGCCATTCCTCCGGGGACATGCCGGGCTCCATCTTGGCGCCGATGCCATGCCACGGTTCCTCGCCGGTATAGGCGATCTGCTCATTTTCGATTTCGTGTGCCATGATGCACTCCTTGGTTGCTGTATGCTCACCGGGACCCCGGCTAAGGTTACACTAGCACGGGGCCATTCGGTGCGCAAGTGTTAATTGTGGTCCTGGAACGTAAATTTGCGCAGGTCCGCCTTCACCGGTATGAGCTTTCCGCCCCACAGGAAGTTCATGTTTTCGAACTGTTCCTTGGTCCCGAGCCATCGATCATTCATGGAAGTGGTGAATTCGGTGCCATTCAGGTGGAGCCATTGACCCTCCGAGTTCATTGCTCTGTGGGTAAGTCTCCGGTGCAGAATCAACCGCTCCTTGATCGTTTGCCAGGAAGCAAATTGCATCGTCATATCAGCCCCTCCCTACGGGCTAACCACTCCGGGACAAGAATCTCATAGATCTCCTCATCCGGGTGGACAATTTCCATCTGAGCCACCCGACTCTTGGGTATCCAGATCAGGGGTGTGTCATCTTCTCCGTCAGGGCTCACGCCAATGGCCTTGTCGGTAGTCTTGACTAGCATTACCTCAATGCGGACGTGCTGTGCCATTGGCAACCTCCTCCAGCACGAACTCCCGCTCAAGCGAATCCAGTATACACTTCATGACGCGATGACTGTCTTCGATTGTCAGTTGACCGACATTGATGGCCAGGATCGTATGCCCGTTGGGGCCTACGATGCGCCCGCCGCCGACTTCGTAAAACCGCTTTGTCATTCCGTTTTTCCCTGATGATGAGTCCAGTGCAGTTTCCGGTCCCAGATTTCCTGAGCTTCTTTACTGTAAAAGCCTTCCGAATCGAAGATGGGGAAGTCCTTTTTCGCCCCCATGGCCGACACAACCGCTACCACGTCCAGTATCTCCCTTTTCAAGAGAAGCCGGTTGGGTGTTTTCTCCAAATCATGCGGATGATAGCTGTCATACCCGTGGCGCTTAATTTTGCCAACGATCTGGATCACTTCCGCACATTCTTCCGCCAGCATGTCTAGCCGCTCAATTTGCTCGAGAGTCAGACCGCTAAAGGGCTGGCCTACGGTATAGACACTAGTGCTCATATTCCTCTCCTCCTGACCATAGGGCAGTTGATCCGGTTCTGGGTCAATTATCATACGTCGTGCGCCTTGTAGATGATCCAGGAAATCAAGAGATAGACCAGCGCCACCGCGATCCCGAACGGAATCAGCAAATACCACTGCTCAAGTAAGAGCTTTATGGTAACATAGATCACGGGCACCAGGATAAAAAAGAATCCCCAGAGCACCACGAAAAACGAAACTCGGGGATTTATGTCAATCTCGCGGCAGGCTGCTCGAATGAAGTATTTCCAGTCCATTAGCTCAGTCCTTCTTCCATAGGCCTCTGGCTTTCATCCAGTGGCGGGTTTCCTTGCTTGCCTTCTTGCTGTCCACGCCCTGAGCCACCAGAGCGGCGACAATCTCGTCTCGTCCCTTGCCCTCCTTGTGAAGGGCGTCCATCGTGGCCCAAGTGGTGTCCGGACGATATCCCCCCTGAGTCTGGCTGCGCGAACGGAGGGGGGTTCCGTCATCCTTGGTCACGGGCAACGGTTTCGTGCCGAGCTCGCCCGTGAGTTTGTTCTTGCCGTGTCCGTCATGAACCTCGCACTCGTCCACAAATTCCGACAAGTCATGCAACGCCGCAAACAGGCAGATGACCCATCCAGCGTAGGGCTGAAACTGCACCCGAACATCCCGGATGCGCGGGTCATTCTTATAGCCCTTCTCCTCCACAACGGCCATTGCGAGTTCCTTGGTCTTGTGGAAATGTCCCATTATTTCTTGCCCCTGTGGAGACTGTTCTTCAGAGCGTTGGCACCGTCATGAACAATGAGACTTGTTCGTTTAACGCAATATCCTGCGAACATGCTCTCCTCCTCGGCGTTTTTCTGTCGAGCAAAGTCTTCAGCCCTAAGTTTAGATGTGAAGACGCGGACTATCTCGGAATATTCATATTTCCAGTAGATAACTGCCCACACTGTCCAGCTCTCATCACCGGCCATCACCGCCCCCGATCCTTGTTTTTATCCTTGTGGCCCAGGATGTAGTCCGGGCGTCTCGCGGCATTGGGCGGACAGACCGCTAGAATGCGCCAACCCTCGTCCAGCAAATCTTGTAGGTAATCGGTGCAAGCGTCCTGGATCACCGTTACGGTTTGAATTTGCAGTAGGCAGAAATCTGGAATGGCAATTTGAATGGCGGCGCCACTACTCAAGGCCTCCGGTGTGACGGGGGCGGAATATTCCCACTTGGCCCTGTCCTGCATCTTGGTAATCATGGCACCAGGATACGGCACAGGACTCACCTTAAATCCCAGGCCCATGAGGCCGTGGACCTCTTCATCAGTAAGACGGGTTGGACCAATATTCAAGTGGTAAAAGCTCGCCGGTTTCTCGTCCTTGGCCAGAGGCCAGTATTCCTGGAATTTTTTCCAGTCAAGGGACTCCCACCATTCATCTTGGTTTGCTCGGTATTCCCGTTCAAGTTCCCACAGCATTTCACTACTCCTCTGTGCCCTGTTTCATGCAATAAACCGAGCAGAAAGATTTACCGCCCGAGATCTTCCAGCCATGAGCTCGAGCTTCCTTGACCATCTCAGCGCGAGGTATCCGACTGGCGCGGGTCATTTGCCCGGCAATGGTCTTGGCGCAGGTTTCGCAAACCAATTCGCACCATGCCCAAACTCTGACAGAAACACCCATGTCAGCCCCCGAGCTTTTCTATGCGGGCCAAGTGTCGCTTGTCCCGGTCCGTAAGAACAGCCTTCGCAAGCAACCGGGCCTTATATTCTGCCCGTTCCTCTGCCGTCATCTTAGTGACGGCGGTCCCGGACGACCCGCCACCTTCGCCAGATGCCGTGATGGCGCGAGGGGACGATTGACGCGGAGCACGGGGTGCGGGAGCCGCCTTCTGACGCTCAACCGCCTTGACCAAGTATTCCGGCGGCTGGGAGGTTAGGAATACACGTTCCTTTTCCGGATTGTTGGCGGCCTTATCCCCCATGGTCTCGCGGACAGCAATCCGGCGGTCTTTGCCATAGAACCCGGTTCCATAGGCCCAGAGCTCCTGTCCCTTGTCCGTTGACAGGTCGAGCATTACGGTGCTCACCCAGACCGTATGGCTTTCGGGCACATAGAGCCACCTATGGGGGATACCTTCCCGAACTTTGGAGACCTCTTGCCAGCCCTCTAGCAAAAGCCTGTCAGGGAAGGTGTTGAACAGTTTTCGGTAATGGGGGAGCTCTGCCAAATCCACCCCGCAGCCCCGGACATCGTCGTGGGGACTTTTCTTCTTTGAGCTAAACATTGCCCCGACAATGGGCAAGTCGCATGAGCATATTGCGCCTAAGCTTTGCATGACTGTATTTCCGTGCTGTATAGCCTTATGCACCCTAGCACGGGGCGCGGCGGGGGCGCAAGGGCAAAGGCTCCTCGGCGTTTGGCCTATTGCGGGCGGGTGCATACTGCCATATACTGGCCCCCTAACCATAACGCATTGAGGAGTGCCATGGCAAAGGCGATGTCGTCCTGGGCAAAATACTGCCGGGACAATGGATATAAGAATTTGGGGGCTGGCCGAGCCAAAGTATCAACCGGAACAGGATACGACACCAAGACAATTGAGCTACGGATGGACGGCACCATCGTAGACGACAGGGGGGACGACGTAAAGATTGGCCCCGAACTACAGAAGAGGCTGCAGGAAGAATATTCCACCATTATGGCGGAAGAATTTCCGGTGATGCCTGCCCCTTCCGGTGTGAAGCGGCCTAAGTTTCGTGACAATGCCACAATCTTTGAGTATCGGGACAAGAACGGCAACCTCAATATGATGGTTGAACGCTTCATCAAACCCGACGGTGTGAAGCAATGCCTTCCCTGGACCTATTATGAGTCAGACGGATGGCGATGCCAGGATTTGCCTGACGGAATGCTGTCCCCCCTGTATGGGAATCACCATGGGCGAAGCCGCGTGATGATACACGAAGGGGAAAAGGCCGTGGACGCTGCGATTGCAGCCTGTGGCGCAACGAGCACTCATCCGTGGGCAGATTTCCTACGGCTGTTCGGCCATTGCACCTGGAAGGGAGGGGCTATCGCCGGGATGCCCGGCAAGGCAGATTGGTCGGAGCTGGATGAATGCAAAGAAGTTTACCTTATGCCGGACAACGACCATGAAGGCTACACCGCCGCCCAGATAATCCGCAAGAAGCTGCGCTGTGAGTCCATCTACTGCATCCACTGGCGCAACTTCCCTGATCAGGTGCCCAAGAAGTGGGACATTGCTGATGAATGTCCGAATATTCCTGTGGAGGTTTTACAGAACCACTTTGAGTTGTATGAACCGGCCACTTTCACTTTCTATGATGACGACGGCAATCCAAAGCAGAAGCTCCGGCCGAATTTCGCAAAGAAGTTTGCCTTCATCCATGCCACAAAGGAACTGGTTGAACTGCGCAATCCCCGAAGATACTATGACCAGAAGGGGTTCAACAGTAGCTTTGGTGACTTGGCCCCCGGAATCAAGAACCTTTACCAAATGATGTGTGAGTCCCCTGACTTGGTTCGGGTCTCCCGCCCCGGCTACAAGCCCTACGTGACAATCAGGGACAACAGATTCCTCCAACCCAACCGGCTAGGGACCACCACGGGGGGTGAGGAGTCGATTGTCAATATGTATCGCCCGACATTGTTGAACGAAAGGGACACGTCCTTGGCCCCCAAGGGGACAGTGGAAACTCTTCGGCCATTTCTGGCCTACATGAACAAGACTTTTCCCATCCCCAGGGAGCGCAAGACGATTATCCGTTGGCTTTGCCATAACCTGACCGCCACGACACCAGAGGAGCGCGCTCTATGGGCGGTGTTGCTGGTTAGCACCACCGAGGGCACAGGTAAATCCACGCTTGGGAACCTTGTGCGCAGGCTGGTCGGTGCGCACAACGTAGCAAAGGTCAACGGAGCTCTACTGAACGACAAATACACCGGATGGCTTGAAAACGTTCAGTTGGTGCTGGTAGAAGAGCTCAAAGAGTCCGGGGCCTTCAAGCTTACCGAAAGCCTTAAGGACAAGATTACCGAACCCACTATTCCCATCCGTCGCATGAATACCGACCCCTACTCCAGCGACAACCATATGTCACTTCTGGCCTCTTCCAACCACCTATCAGCCCTGAGCCTTGGCCGTAAAGACCGGCGCTGGTTCCTGCCAAAGGTAACTGAAGAGCTTATTCCGTGGAACAAGCATCAGGCCAAGCTTTACTTGGCAATGCCCAAGGATGAGTATGACGGGGCGTTCTTCAGCGCCCTCTGGACTTGGTTCAACAACGGGGGGGATTCCTACCTCCTATACCTGATGAGGCGCTATGGCCTCAAGCTGCATCAAAGGGAGTGGGGAAAACTCAATAACCGAGCACCGCTTACTGAGCAGAAAGCCAAGGTTATTGAAAGATCTGTTATGGACTGGGAATCCCTTATCAATGAGGAGATTTCCCACGAACCCATGGTGTGTCTACAGGACCTTCGGGAATGGTTGCGTGAGCAGAATATCCGCCCCCCTCGGGCTGAGGTTATCGCAGAATACCTGGAAACAATCGGCCTTCCCCGGCTGTTTACGGACTCCTCCGCAACAAGCGATCAGGTCAGGCAGGGTCGGGTCTACTTGTTCAAAAAACCGAGCGGGGGCTGGGTTGTTGGTCACATCCACGGTAATGTGACCATGGACCGTGGCCGGTGGAACTATGCCAAGCAGAATATGAATTGGCTCTCTGACCGTTACAAGGGACTCGCAGCCCAAGAGGTTCGTCAGGGGTCCGCTGTTACGCAGGATACGCCGCCCGCCCAGGAACAGTATATGACGGACGCGTTTTAAGCCGCAATTTTGGCCGTAGGGCCGGGGGCCTGTGGCGCGGGCATAGGGGTAGCGGCCCGTTGCCAGTTGCGCCCGTGGCCTAGCCTAAATTGGCGGGTTGCGCATAGCACAAGGCCCCCGGCCAGTGGCCGGGGGCCTTTGGTTTTAGGTGAAGGCTAAATTAGATATTGAGTTTGGCGGAGACGATAGAGCCGGCAGCAATCTTGTCAGCGGTTACTGCGCACGCGGCAATCTCGGAGCCGGAAATCGCCCCGGCCGCTACGACCGAAAGGGTAACGGGCGGCACCTTCGGCGCAACCGGGGAAATGGCAGTCAACGCTTTCGACGAGACCGCGGTCGCCAGAAGGGACGCCAGAAAGCCACGACGCTTCATCACCACTTCTCCGCTCTTTGGATCTCCGTCCGCAGCGCCTTGCGGGCTTCGCCGTAAATGGCGGGCAATGCCGCCAACCGATTACGGAGGACAGTCAGGCTCGGCGGATTCAGGGCATACTCCATGGAAGTGTCCTTTTTCTTGCTGAAAGTCTTGCCGGGCTTCTTGCCCTTCTGGTAGATATTGCGGTTCATTCTCAGTCCCTCCGGTTCGTGGTGACAAGGGTTACTTTGTCCGTGCTAATTCATTATGACGTATGATCATGTTATTGTATTCTTGCCACCCGGCCCTCGTTATTCCATACCCGGCACCGGCAACCATTCCATCGTCATCGAATAGGCCTCTGCGATAACGGCAGAGCCCTCGTCTGGTTAGATCCTTAAGCAACGCAGATACCATGTCCCTTGACAGCCAGTCATTTGTGAAATGTCCTATGCCAAAATAGATGGACGGCTCCCCCCGCGAATCAGGGGGGTATCCCAGCTCCGCCATGGTCTGCAGGATGTGCCGGTCGGCGAATTCTTTCCACTGGTCCCATGTCACTTCAGCTTCTCCATTTCGTCGAGGATGGCTGATTGCAGGTTGGCAATACCATACTCATATTCAGACCAAGGCTGATCCCATATCGCATCTGGCAAATCATTCCCGATGACTGATGCTCGCCGCATCCCCTCCCGCACCTTCTCGCGGCCATAGGCTTCAAGGGCGGCTTTGGCGTCATCGGGAATGAGGGCGCGGATGCGACACGCTACGTCGCAGATTGCCCTACTTCTGGATCCAAGGTCAGTATCGGCACCTTTTCCCAGATAGCTAGTGGCTGCCAGACTGCACGTTTTAGCCGCCGCCTCATATGCCATCGCCACCTGCGCTCGTGCTTCGTCACGCTCGGCTTCGGCTTTCTCGGCACGTTTCAAGGCTATGCGAAAATCATGGCGACAATTCTCGACAGTCTTGGTCAGCCGCTCGATTTCGGCTTGGGCTTCGTCGTATCGGACCCATTCGCCCCCGCTGGATGGCTCATGATACGGGATCATGTCGTTATCACATTTCACATAATAACGTTGCATCATTCGTCTCCTTTCAGGGCGCGCATGGCGATCTTGTCGATGATGTCGAGCCGGATACCTTGCGAGAGGTTGCCATCCTGGACCGCCGCTCGGATTTCTCGCAGCGCCTCCGCTACCGTCTCGCTGGGCTGGGGCGGGTGGGCGTAAAGCGCCTCCATCAAGCATCCGGTGCATGCTTGATACAGTTCCGCTTGGGCCTTGTTCCCATAGAGAATCCATCCGTCCGCATAGTCCTTGCATCTCCAAGCCACCGCCTCTTGCGCGGTCGGGGTTGCGGTAGGCGAAACAGGCTCGATGAACGTCTTGTCATCAACCCATCCGTCCATGATCTGCCCCTCTGGCTGCGGGGCTGGCGTCAGGGCCGATAAGATGCGGCGCTCGTAATCGGCCTGTGCGGCGGCTTTGGCGGCTTCGAGGTCATCAAACTCTTGCGCGTCTTCGACTTCCGCGTCGCCGGGCATCCACCAGAATCCGACCTCATAGCGTATGTAATACTGGCATGGCTCAATGCCGTGCCCAAGGACCGCAGTCGGGTCAACTTGCTCCCACTCCAGCGCCCGCACCTGCTGGCCCGAGGCGCAGAGGTCGGCGCGGCGGTATTCTGTCGCATTATCCGGGTCCATTCCGGGTTCCGGCGCAGGGTCATTGCTCCATGCGGTTTCCCCATCCCAGCCTATGTCAGGGATCAGCCAAATCCGTTCCGGCATTTGCGCATCATTCGCCATGGCTGGCCTCTTACATCCCGATGGTGCGTTGCAACAGAACGCCGTTGAAGAAACCCGTGCAGCAGGCAAGCGGCAATGTGGGGTCTTGCAGGGCGAACTTGGCGTAGTCCTCAGCCTCGAATTCGTTGGGCAGAACGGCATAGGGCAGGCCATCGAGGCCGAGGTCGAGACGAATAGGGGTGTCGCAAGAAATCATTTGTTTTCTCCTTTCCGGCGCTCATACTCCTCCCGAACCAGCTTACGGATGATCTCCGTTCCGTTCAGGTCAAAGAAGAGGCTGAGCTCGTAAAACTTTTGATAGTCCTCGGGCTCCAGGTTTACGGTCCCAGTATAGTTCCGCCGACGACCATCCGGAGGCGTGACGGTTTTGGCTTTGCGCTTATCAGTCTTCTCCATGTGCTTCTCCATGTGTCAGTGGCCCCCCTGGATGCGGGGATGTTTCCGGCGCTGAACCCCGTGCTCTCGGTAAATGAGCACATCCTCAATGGCTGCTCGAGCCTCTTTGTAGACAGGCGGCAACTCTTTCAGGCGTCTCAGCAGAGTGCCATTGTCCGGGGGCGTGAGGATCGTGTCCTCGTCCTTCTTTTTGCGCCCCTGGATATTTTTCTTTTCCTTAAATTTAGGCTTCATTTTCTCACCCATATTCACCCCACCTTTGTCGAAGGATAGGATTCCATCCAATGTTGCTCCATGGTGTTCAGCACCCGGCGCAGAGCCTCCGATTTGCTATTGAGGATGCCATAGGAGCAACGGACCCCATGCACCGGAAATTCCCCGGGAGGGTAGATGATGGTGTAGTCCTGTCCGTTGTCGATGAACTGGAAGCACATGGGGTGGTCCTTGACTTCCTCAGTCAGAAGCTCCACCTTCCGCTTACGAGCTTGAATGATGCTCATTAGTTGGAGCCCTTTTCTGCCTGATAATCATAAACAGCCGGACGATTCGCTGCGTAGGTGAAGGATTCGAATTCATGGAAGTTGAACCCCTCGTCCTCCCAGTGTTCGAGAACATCCGCGCAGGAATCCTGGGTTCGATAGGACAACTCCCTCTTGCCGGGGCCATGCCAGACGGCAGTCCCCTGATCGAGCGGGGGGACGCAGGCTTGCACGATGGCTTCCCGATCCAGGTCAGCCCACTTGTCGAATACGATTGTGACCCACATGGCCTTTTCCTTTATGGGGCCGGAGATTCCGGCGGTTGCTGTATACGGCTATGTTGCCACGGGCCGGGGGTCCGTGGCAAGTGTTAATTGTCACGCGTTTTCCGGTTTGTGGTCCGTGGCCCTTTTCCACTCATTGGCGAGCGTTGCCTCCCACAGATTACATCCACAGGAACAGACGGCCGTCAGCAAGAGGGGGCTAACAGGAATCGGTTGTCGGTCGCTATTGAGCTCCTCCTCCTGATCGTCATAGAAATAGCACCAATGATCAAGACTAACTTGATTATGACTGCCGCATCCGTAGATGACATTGACGATTGAATTCGGCGACACCGGCGGCGAGGGGGGCGTCTTGCTCCGACAGATTTCACATACTCCGGTCTGTGTGGTGTGATTTCTCATTAGAACCAGTCCACGTTAATGACGACAAAGTATTCGAACCCCTCTTTGCTTTCGCAAATATAGAACACCCGAACAGGACTATCCGGCGCTGAAAACATCCACGCCACCGGTCGCTGGTCCTCCAGCAGAACGCCGACGCTGGGACTATCGCCTAAACAACCTCCGGTTAAGGTTGTCGGCAGGAATCGATCCAGCAATCTGCCGGACAGCTCCTCATCCTCCGTGAACTCGTCCCAAGATACAAAATAGACCTCGTCCCCATCTGACAGCTTGCGCATGACCGTGGCCCCCCTGACAAGGGGCTGGAGGCGGTCTTCCGGCCAATCGTCTTGCATTTTGTTACTCCGTGTTGTTTGCACCATGGTGGCAGGCAAAGGCCCCGTGGAAAAGGGCTTTTGCTCCGGCTATTTCCTACGACGGGTGATTTCCCATGACGGGGTTACTGACGAGTTCCTGCGATTCCTCCCATCGCTGAGCGGTCTCATAGACCTCGCACATAAACTCCAGCGACTCCTCGTAGCCAATGCGCCTGTCCCGATGGGACAGCGCCATTGCCCCGGCGACCAGCGCCGGGTTGATTGCTGTAATGTTGCTCATTCCTGTTATGCACTCCTTTATGGGTAGCCTAGTGCCAAGGTAGCTTGGCGGCGGGCGGTTGACCATAACTATTTATCATTACCCTGACAAATAGTTATTGCGGTGGACTAATATACTGCGCTATACGTATTGCATGGCCCAGCCAATGGGGCGGGCCATGCTGTGAGGTAGTGCAAATGAAAACGCTGGTGTTTTTGCTGACCTTCTGGTCCCCTGTCGGTGGCCCCCCTGTGGTGGAAGTTGCGGGACATGGGCTGACCGGTGAGGAATGTGTTGCGCTGTTGCTGGCCTATGAAGGGCCGGCGACCCCTAGCTGTGAGATCGATCAAGGGGAGTAAGGAAAATGAAATATGCAGTTCTAATCACAATTCTTGCCCTTGCCGGTTGCGCGGGCGGATCGCATGAACCAACTCGATGGGTGATGCCTGACATTATCTTCGAAATTGATGTTCCGTCAGATACGAAATGATTTATATCGCAATCGCCGAGGCGGTCGCCCCCTTGAGGTTTATGCGGAGGACTCGGGGCTGTCCGGTGCTGACTGCATTGCGCTGTTGCTGGCTTATGAAGGGCCGGCCCGTGCAAGCTGTGAAATCGATAAGGGTATCTAGTCCAATGCAGAACGATCCCGTGCCCGTGTTCGGCAACAATGAGCAAATTGCCCGCTCGGCCGTCACCAGCCTGTTGGCCTTGAGCGCATTGCAACAGATTGCCAGTGGTGTGAGTAATCCGCGCCGGTTGGCCGCTGAACTTCTCAAACAGGTAGGTGTGAAATGAATATCTATGAAGCGCTCGATTCCGTGCGGGATGGGTCCGTTGCGGACAAGGTGGCAACCCTCAGCTTTGCGCAGGTGAATAGCCTGCTGGATACGCTTAGTTCATACTCTGTCCTGGTTGAGGAGGAGCAGATCCTTGAAAGGGAACTGAATAAAGCGTGGATGAATTTTATGGATGATTCCCAGGAGGATTGCTGATGATTTCTCTGAAAGAAGGTGAATACTACGTTGACCGTCGGGGGTCCGTTGTCGGGCCGATGCAGGAACTGGAACACTCCTGCGGAGGGGTGATCGCCAAGCCGCCCTATAAGCTTAGAGCCCCGGACCCGGTTGCGACCCGCCGATATCGCTACTACCGCGCAGACGGTTCCTATGGTTCGGGCACAGAGGCACATCCCTACGATCTGGTCCGTCACGCGCCGGTGGCGGAGGTCAGGCGCCGAATGGCTCCCATCCTGGGGGAGTCCGTTAAGGCCGGTAGGTGCTTGCCGGTAACGGATGCACAGCAGAACCAAGAGGGCGCTGATTGGGCTTTTTGGGTAGGATTCTTCTGCGGCACGGCCACGGCATTCAGCCTGTCCTGCCTTCTGTGGGTTGCGCTGTAGGGCCGTCGCGCGGACCGTCACCTACTAGGTGATTCGTCGCTCCCCGACCATGGCCCCCCTGAATCCTCCTATTCCCATGGCGGGTAGAATCTTCGCCAATTTCCCATGACGGGTGATTTCCTATGACGGGTGGGTGGTGAATGCGCCGGGGTCAGCCCTAACGGGCCGACGGTCGGGGGCTGGGCAAGGCACATTTTGTCCGCCAGCACAAGCCCTTTTTCGGTTCTTTCCGCATTTATCAGCGGGGTCGTTGCATAAATGCCACAGCCCAGCCTAACGCCTATGCACAGCGGGCCATCCTTGGCAATACACAATATTGTTACCGGGCTGGCCCGCATCAGGACTTGCGCTAGGGGCCGGGGTATGCTAGGCGCGCGCCCGTCTGCTATAGGGTATGGGCGGACCCCCTGCCGGCACGGGCCGGCCCGTGGCAAAAATCCCGTGCAATTACAATGGGTTATAAGAAAAGTGGCTGGGGCGGAAAAATAACTGTTGCATTGCCCCGGTCCAGGTGGCATAACTAATCCATGGCAAGGGCGCAGCGCCCAGCCAGCAACCCGCCGGCCAAGCCCGGCCTCATACAGCAAAGGTAAATATCATGGCTCGCAAAAACACCGTCGCCCAGGAAGCCGTCGCCCAGGAAGCCGTCGCCCAGGAAGCCGTCGCCCCGGTCCGGCGCAATGCGCACGGCATCGGCAAAGCGTGGCAGGGCAATACGTCCACCAGCCGCATGACCACCGAGGAACTGGTGGAATACCGGGCGTATTTGGAGGGGCTGGAAAAGCCCAATGCCCGCCAGCAACGTCACCTCGCTCGTTGCATCAAGCGGCTGACCATTGCCCCCGGTGTCGAAGTCACCGCGTAAGGCCCTTAGCCCCCTGCCCCCGGCAGGGGGCTTTTTACTACCCCGTAAGTGATACGTTATTACATAGCCCCCTGCCCCCGGCAGGGGGCTTTTGCGTTTGCGGGGCCAGCATAGGGCAGGGGGCAGGGGTAGCGGGCCGCTGGGCCGGGGCAGGGCTGGCAAGCCGGGGGGCTGGGCTAGGTAGGTAGCGGGCCAGCAAGCCGGGGCTGTGGTGCGGCTTGTGGCGGCGCTACGGGGCCATGTTACATTTGCTTGGCCCGCGGGCATTTGCCCGTGGCCGATGGTTACATTTGCCCAGTCGGTGGTCATTTGCCCGTTGACGGTATACAATGGTATGCCGTGGCGGGCCAGCAACACGGAAAAACTGAAGAGAGACCGCCTGAAATATTTGCCCGGCCCTTGGGCATTTGCCCATTATTGTCCCCGGCCTGCCATGGGCGCCTGCCCAGCCCGGGGCAAATGCCCTGCGTTATGTTATATCATTTCACCAGCCCTATGCTGCGGCGCGGCAAGGTAGCATTACACCACATTTTGCTAACCCATTGTTTTACAACGCATTTGCCACGGCCGTTTGTTTACATAATGCGGGTTATTGGGCAAAGCCCCGTGCTGCACCGCAGCAATGCCTGCTTTTTGGGCACGCCTGCCTAAATATTGGGCAACCTGGAGCTTTTGCCTATTTGGTAGGCAGGTGTCGTCAACCTTACAACCGAAAAGAATTTTGCGATCCCAATTCCCCCCTGATAATTCTGCAAGGATGAAAAATTACGGATCATAAATCCGGAAATTCTGACCCCCGTAGCGGTATTCGGCCAAAAAGCCCCCCGTAGTGGTTAGTTTTACATACAACCCGCCGTTATATACAACCTGCTTTTTGCTATTACCCCAAATATTACTACCATATTCACCTATTTTACTCTGACCTCTACGTAGGGGTTACAAATTGCGTGGTGTATATTGTGCTAGGTTGTGTATAATGCTATGCTGCGCCACTGCGCCGCCCCCGGGGGGCCACGGACATAGGACCAAGGACCAAGGACCAAGGACCAGAACCGCCATGAACTACGAAGACGACGAACCCAGACTTCCCATGGTCTACCAGGACGAGCCCCCATACCTCCCGAATCACCCTCTAAGTGAGGAGGACCTAACATCAGAACTAGACAGCCCGGAAGGGTGGGAAGATATCTTCATGCGAAAGGAGGACATTCCGGTTTCACTTATCCGCTACCTCTTTACGTATGACCCTCTAACAGGAATCCTACGCTGGCGGAATGTGGTTCAGGCGGGGCCGAATCGCTGCAAGAAGCTCGGGGGCAAGAAGGGGTCCCTTGTCGGAGGAAAATTCCCCAAGGCGAAAATCAGGGGTGTTCAAATCTACCTGTCAAATGTGGTCTGGGCATGGAACACCGGGCGATGGCCCGAAACCAGACTACACTTCCGGGATAAAAACCCTCTTAACGTCAGAATAGAGAATCTATATGAAACGGGGCGCAAGAATATAGTAATTCCCCCTTTACCTGTTGCGCCTTTGCGTGGTAATGTGTCGGCAGAACCAAGCCTGAGAAGGCCAGATCGAGACGAATTAAGCGCCAGCATGGAGAACAAGGACTATGACCAGACTACGGCAGAATGAGGCGGGCATATGGGCGATGCTGAACACCCATAAACCGAACGGGGTCACGGCCCACCGTATCGAGGCCAGGAATCCGCCCGGAATATCGGACGTCTTCTGGACGGAATACGACCACAATCGAGGGGGGACCTCTGGCTGGATTGAGCTGAAGTCTCAGGTGACCGTCATCCGGAAGGAGCAGCGCATCTTCCTGCAATCACTTCGCCGCGATGGCATTAAGGCGGTCATACTGGCCGAATACGGATATAACATTTACATCGTCGATCCGATGAAGGTTGGCCTGGACCTCAAGATGGACTTCACTTCCGGCCATCAGATTCTGTGGAAATACGAGGACCAGGGACAACTGTCCGTGCGCGACAAGTGGGGTCACACGTGGAATGCCGTAAGGAGGCTTTGATGGACCATGGCTATCAGATCGGACTACTTCGCCCCTCACAGGTAGTGACTGTTGCACACCTGCTGAAGGAATTTGACCTGTCGCCGGTTGTCCCCCTCTATCGGAAGATCGTGCGCGTGGGTGTTGACCGTCGCCGGGAGCAGCGAACCTTTCAGGTCTTGCCCGGAGTCATTTTCATCTATAGCGATCATGCGCCAACGGTGCAGGGGCTGCTCGCGCCCTTGCGGGTGCGCGTTGGTTGGATGCGAGAGCCGACCACCGGGGAAGTAGCCATCTGTCAGGCGTGGCAAATTCAGCCGTTGTTCGATTGGGCCAGGAAGCAGGGCCGTGAAGCAGAGGACCGTCGTCCGTTGCCGGTGGAACGCGAGCGTCTACACGAGGGGCAGAGCGTGTGGATAAAGGAAGGACCGCTTGTCGGTCGCAAAGGCTTCCTGCTCAGAGGGGCCACGGAAGAGACTCACGTGTTGGTGCAGATGGCTGACGGCGGATATCGGGTGGAGGTTCCCCGGGAACTGGTGACAACTGCAAAAACCCCTTGCGCCCCCTAGCGCGGCATGGTAGGGTGGTCTTGGGTTTAATGTGTTTGACACTTGCCTCTGGACTGTTCGGTGGGCACGAGCCAAAATCCGGTCAGTCGCAGATCGTAAGATTGGACGCGTGGCCCTGCACTCCTCGAGCATCTGGCACGGGCAGGTTCGACTGATTGGCCTCCCTGATCAATCACTGTAAGTCCCGTGTCAAATGCTCCAGATGCTAGGTGAATTAGATGGCTGCCGGTAAGGATCCCGCACATTTCGACTTTGGCGGCTTCAAGAGTCATTGGAGCGGCAGGCGCGGATATTTGGACGGCAAGAGGGTTGGAGAGCGGTTTCCGGACGGTGAATCCATCGTGGAAGCCTGTATCGAGTATCTTGAGGACAACCTCGAGAACCCCATCTATACTCAGTATGTGGCTCAGTATCAGGGCGCTGTCACAAAGACCAAGCTTGCCAAGTTTCGGGCCCCCACGGTCAGGGCTTTCCGGCTTCGCAACGGGATTGATAGCGACGTCTGGAGTCGGTGGACGCAACTGGACCCCATTCGGAGGGGGGCCTGTCTCTGGGTTAACGACCTCATCTTTACGATGAAGTTTGAGGCCGCAGCCGCTGAGCTTATCAATCCCATGATCGCGTCTCGTGCCCTTGGTCTGGGCGACAAGCACGAACTGTCCGGCCCGAATGGCGGACCCATTCAGACGGAGGAAATGAGTGCGCGAGAACTCCTCGCTGATCGGCTCGCTCGCCTTGCTCCCGCCTACCGAGCAGCAGGCGATTCTAGCGGAGCTGAATGACAGCCAAATCGAGGAGCTTCTGTGGGACTGGCGCGTATGGGCTCGCCCCAATCAGATCGTTCCCCCCGGACAATGGTCAACTTGGGTGATTCTAGCGGGTCGTGGGTTCGGTAAGACTCGCACCGGCTCGGAGACCATAAGGGAGTGGGTCTGCGGAAAAACACCCATGGGCCGGGGGCGATATCACCGTATCGCTCTTATTGCGGAAACCGCAGCGGATGCTCGGGACGTTATTGTAGAGGGTGATTCTGGGCTTCTTGCCTGCCACCCAAAAGACTTTCGTCCGTTGTATGAGCCTTCTAAGCGGCGACTCACTTGGCCGAACGGGGCCGTCGCAACGCTGTTCAACGCAACCGAGCCTGACCAGCTTCGCGGCCCGCAATTTGATGCAGGATGGCTTGACGAGCTAGCCAAATACGATCACGCTCGGGAAGTCTGGGATATGTTCCAGTTCGGCTTGCGGTTGGGCAACGATCCGCGGTCCATTGTCACGACTACCCCGAGGGGGATCCCGTTGATTCGGGAACTTGTCAACGACAAGACCTCTCACGTGACCTACGGCCGCACGATGGACAACGCCGCCAACTTGGCGGACACGTTCATCAAAAAGATCCACGACAAGTATTCCGGGACCCGACTTGGCCGTCAGGAGCTGGAAGCAGAGATCCTGGATGACATTCCGGGCGCTCTGTGGAACCGGGAAAGCTTCGAGCCTCCGCCTGAGTCCGGCAAGAAGGGCCGAGTCAAGCTGGCGGAAGTGCCGCCTCTGGTTCGCATTGTCGTGGGCGTGGACCCGTCCGGCACATCAGGGGGGTCGGATGACGGTGACAGCATCGGCATCGTGGTTGCCGGTATAGACGAGCAGGATCACGGCTATGTCCTGTGCGACGCCACGATCAAGGGTTCCCCGGACGAGTGGGCGCAGCAAGCGATCAATTGCTACTACCATTTCATGGCCGACAAGGTGGTAGCGGAGATCAACTTTGGCGGGGCGATGGTGGAAGCCCTCATACGGTCAAAGGACAGGAATGTTTCATACAAGGCCGTTCGGGCAAGTCGCGGTAAGATCGTTCGCGCAGAGCCCGTGGCCGCTCTGTATGAGCAAGGCAAGGTGTCCCATGTCATTGGCGGCAACCCGTGGGACAAGGAGGACAACTTGGCGCTTCTGGAAGACCAGATGACGCTGATGGCTCCGCAAGGTTTCGAGGGGGAGGGGTCCCCTGACCGTGTTGACGCCCTCGTGTGGGCACTGACTGAGCTCATGCTGGATAACTCGGGCGAGGCCTGGATTCTTACGAGGAAGACACTATGAATGCCATCTCCGGCTTCTACAATGCCTTCCAGCGTAGATTGGAGGCTATGGCCCCCCGCTATTTCAGCGGTAGCCCCAAGCATGACCACTACAAGGATTTCGGGTGGCCCGAGAGCCTTGAGTTCCGTAACTTCTACCACATGTGGAAGCGGAACTCGGTGGCAAAGGCCGGTATCAACAAGACCATCGTAAAGGTCTGGGAGACCAACCCCGACATCTGGGAGACCGAGAAGTCCGGTGCCACGGACCTGGAGAAGCAGATCAAAGACCGGTTTGACGACCTCAGGGTCTGGAACCGCTTGGCCGAGGCAGACCGCCGGAGCATGATCGGTCGCTATTCGGCGGTCATTTTGCGGGTGGCGGATGGCAAGGGCTTTGATCAGTCCGTCACAACGGTTCCAGGGGGGCTGGAAGGTCTGGTCGGCTTGATCCCGATTTGGGAACCGCAGCTCAGGGTCGGGGCCTATGATGAGCGCCCCGATTCCCCCACCTATGGGGAAGTTCTTTACTACGAGTTCGTGGAGTCCCAGCTCCCGGGGAGCAAGCCGACTTCCAAGACCTCCCGAGTGGTCAAGGTCCATCCGGACAGGGTCCTTATCTGGTCCAACGACGGGACCATGGACGGGGTCTCGGCTCTGGAAGCCGGCTATAACGATCTTTTGGACGTAGAGAAGATCAAGGGTGCCGGTGGGGAAGGATTCTGGAAAAATAGCCGGGGAGCTCCCATCATCGAGGCTCCCGAGGGTATGCGTCCGGCTGACGTAGCCAAGCAGATGAACGTTGATCTCAAGGACTTGCTTGAAGAGGTCAACGACCAAATCGACAGTTTCCAGAAGGGCTTCGACAAAGGACTCATGCTCGGCGGCATGACGGCCAAGCCTTTGACGGTTACGCTACCGAACCCGGAGCAGTTTTTCACTGCCCCCGTGCAATCGTTCGCGGCCAGTCTTGGCATTCCGCTGAAGGTTCTTCTGGGTTCCCAGACCGGTGAGCGTTCGTCCACGGAAGACGCCAAGGAATGGAACCGCACCGCGATGTCCATCCGGACGGATAAGGTGTTGCCCCTCATCCGTGACTTCCTAAACCGGCTAGAGCGGTTTGGAATTATCCCGGAGAAGGATTGGGTTGTTCACTGGGAGTCGTTGACGGAAGCAACTCCGGATGAGAAGATGGCGCGGGCCGAGAAGATGTCCATCATCTGTAAGAACCTGCCCAATCAGCCGCCGTTTGGCTGGGAAGAGATAAGGGAGACTGCGGGGTTTGACCCCGACGTGGAGCCCCCGGACGCGGACATTCCGAAAGTTGACCCCGCTGAGGACAATGATATCGAGAGGATGGACTAATGGACTTTCTTGAGAGCGTAATCCCCAATCAGTATGCTGGCCTTAACAGGGAGCAAGCCAGCCGCAAGGCGGTTGAGATTTGCCAAAAGGCTGCGCATTCAGGGCAGACCCTGTTGGCGGCTGAACATCTGAATCAGCTGGCCCCGATCATTCAGCGAGGGTAAAATGACCCGAGTTCGCGTAAACGTCCGCACGGCGATCAACAAGGACAAGATTCGCAGAGAGCGTCGCAACGGTCGTGACATCATTGTCGTGCCTTCTGCGACGCTCCCCGATAACGTTGTCATGAACGGCATCCTGTATCCGGCGGACGAGATCGAGAAATCGTATCATACGCTGAACGAGACTCCGGCTCCCCTCGGCCACCCCAACATTGACGGGGAGTTCGTTTCGGCATCCCATCCGGAGGGTATGGTTCGCGGGTTCATCGGCGCTTGGAACGAGAATGTTCGCAGGGAAAATGGCCGAGTATTCCTCGACAAGGTCATCGACGTAGAGTTCGCCAACCAGACCACCGGGGGCCGCTCTGTCCTGGAGGCCATCGAAAAGGGCGAGCCGATCCATACCTCCACCGGCCTTTACGGTATGCGGGAGGAGATCAAGAACGCCAAGGAAGGCGGACCCAAGTATGTGATGCGCGAGATGGTGTTTGATCACGACGCCATTCTGCTCGGAGAGCGGGGAGCAGCGACGCCGGAGCAAGGCGTCGGAATGCTCGTCAATGCAAAGGACCCCGAGGGGGGTTCCGTTGAAGTGATCAATTCAGCTCTTGACCGAGCCGAAGATGACGTTGATTGGGCAGGCATGTATTTGCTTGATAGCCTTCAGCGGCTTCAAAAGGCTTCCATGTGGGAGCGCCTCAAGGCCCCTCTGCTTGAAATGCTGGGGGTAAACCAGGAAACCAAAGGAGAACGGGCCATGAATGACGCCCAATTCAACGAGATGAGCGGCAAGCTTGATAAGCTGTCGGCGCTGTTCGAGGGGCTGGGCGAAACCATCGCCACGTCGGTGACGAACGCGCTCAAGCCGGTGACGGACGGCCTCACGGCCATGCAGAACCAGCAACTGGAGGCCGAAAAGGCCAAAAAGACGGAGCTGGTGAACAAGCTGGTGAAGGCGGAGATCCTGTCGGAGGCCGTCGCCAACACCCTGGACATCACCGCGTTGTCGGAGCTGGCTTCCAAGATCAAGGAAGCGCCCGGCAAGGCCGCTGCCCTGAACTCCCGTTTCACCCAGGAAGACTCGAACGTCGCTCAGTTCAAGCTTCCCAAGTCGGAGGCCTAATCCATGGCGCGATACTCCAAAATCATTCTGGGTCCGGCCCGGAAAAATGACCCGCAGGTCGTCGAGGCTGAAGCAGGTGCCGCCATTCTTCCGGGCCAGTTTGTCACGCTGAATGCTCAGGGCCGGTTTGCTCTGGCGACGGCGGCGACCACGGCGAAGGTCTGGCTGGCCCAGGAAAACTACCTGATGCTGAAGAGCGTCGACCAGTCCTACGCCGCCTATTCGGCGGGTCCGCCCGTTGTTCGGGGCGACACGGTCATGGGGCTGGAGCTGGACGACACCGTGATGTATGCCGCTCGTCTGGCGGCAGGGCAGAACGTCAACGCCATCGGATTGCCCCTCGCGATTGGGGCTGGTGGCAACCTTGTGATCGCCGGCGCGACGGCCCGGATCGTCGCTCATTCCGATGAGATCTTCAACAATGATACGGGCACGACGCAGCTGATTCGGATTCGTCCGGCCGGTTCGCAGAGCTACGTGACCGGGGCGTAAGGGGGAAACTATGCGCTATTTCGATCAACAGCTTGTGGCGAATTCGCGACCCCACGCTCAGTGGTGGAACGAAGTGAACACCCAGCGGGAGACCTTCCACATCGCGGAAGATTCGCTGGCTCGTATCGCCAACTCGACCGGTCTGGTCAGCAATGCGGCGGCAATCTTGCCCCGTGACGCATGGCTTGAATTCGACGACATCACCCGTCGAATCATGCGCGAAGACGACGGCAGCGTGTTCATGAGCGATCTCATGGGCATGGCACGGGCGGTCCATATCGGCAAGATGCAGTTCATGACCCGCGTCTCGGGTGACGCCGGAACCGTTCGCCGGACCATGAGCGGCCAAGTGCCGGAGATCATGGGCAAGGTCGATTACGATTATCGTTCGACCATCGTTCCCATTTTCAACACCGGCTATGGCCGTTCGTGGCGTGAATGGAACACTCTGCAGTCGGAGAACTTCGACGCCCTGTCGGACGACCAGGAAGCTCATCTGGTGGCCATCCGCAAGGATCAGGCCGAATACGTGCTGGATGGCGATACCAACCTGACGTTCAACAATGTCGTGGGCTACGGCATCCGCAACCATCCGCTGTCGAAATCGATTAATATCGGCCCGACTGGCGCCAATATCGACCTGACCGACACCACGGTCACGCCGGACGAGCTCGATCTGTTCCTCACCCAGACGCTCGGCGCCATGCTGGACGACAACCTGATCACCTCGCCGGTGAACCTGTATGTGTCGCCCCAGATCGCTCGCGCATGGGACCGCAGCTACTCGGGCTCGGAGGGCTTCAAGGCTGGCCGGCTGAACGAGTATCTGGCATCCAACCGCCGCATCAACAAGATTGCGGCAACCAGTCTGCTGAATGGCAATGAGTTCTTCGGCTTTGTGCCGAATGCTCAGTTCATTCGCCCGCTGGTGGGCATGGCGACCAACACGACCGCGATGGTTCGCCTGAATCCGGTGGATGACTACAACTTCATGATCATGGGCGCGCTGGGTATCGAAATCCGGGCCGACTTCAATGGTCGTTCCGGGGTGTTCTACTCCGTCAGCGTGTAACCCAACATCAGGGGGGAGACCCCCTGATCAACTCTATGGAGATGGTCATGAAGATCAAAATCACTGCGGCTCGTTCGATCTACGGCAAGAATGGGCAAGATCTTTTCGGGGAAACCCTCACGCTGAAGGGTGAGCCCCCGGCTGGCTGGGCGGGCAAGTATCAGGTTGTCGATACCCCCAAGAAGGAGGGGTCGGAGCCCGTCACCAACCCGGCTGACGACAAGAAAGATGAGAAGAAAGACGAGAAGAAGTGATCCAGGCCCCGCTGTCATTGATGGCGGGGACCAACTCGTTGGAGACCTAGATGGCCGGATACGGGACGAACCAGGATTTTGCGGAATGGCTGGCTGACAGCGGGTATGTCCTTCCTGCCGGGGCTCCTTCGCCGGATATTTTGCGCCAACGCGGCTCAGACTACATCGACGCTCTTTACGGAGCCTGTTTCTTTGGCTCCCCCACTGATCCCCTGAGCCAAGAGCGGGCGTGGCCCCGAACGGGCGCTACTCTGGGCGGCATCGCAATCCCGCCCGATGTTATTCCTCGCATCATCGTCGTGTCCTCCTACCGAGCGGCATGGCTTGACGCCAATAACCCCGACGCTCTTTCCGCTGTAATTGACCCCAGCCGTCGTATCAAGCGCCAGAGGGTTGAAAACGCCGTTGAGCGGGAGTTCTTTGAGGGCGGCGAGGATGGATCCGGCTCCACCCCCTACGACACCCTGATTGATGGGTGGCTCAAGGGGTTGGTGGATCAGGTATGTCTGGGCAGGGAAGAAGCCCCGGCAGGCTATCAGCTGATCTGGGCCATCGGGAGGTAGTCATGGCCGATTTCTACCAGGAAATGGCCCGGATGGCAGAGGAGATGCTGGCCCCCACGAGTCAGGGGGGCCTCGGTCAGGGGAAAGTGGAGCTGATTCGCAAGACAGTCGTCAAGAATGAACTGGAGCCATGGCAACCGCCCACAGAGACAGTTCACCGGGAAACCCTGAAGGCGGCGGTTAGCATCATTCAGTCCAGGTTCAGTTCTTCGGCGGGCTACATGGGCGAAACCATGATTTTGGAGGGAGACCTTCAGGTTGTGGCTGCTGTCCCTAAGCAATTGGACTGGATTCCTGGGGGACAGAATAGCGCCACTCTGTATGTCCAGCTGGACGATGGACTGGAGATTCCAGTGGTCCAGGTTTCCACCATTCCGGAGGCCGGAACTCCGGTCGCCATTGTTTTCGTGGCCCGAGGGCCCAAGAGGAATTCATGAGTCTCGCGGAACTTCTCAAACGGATCATTGAGCGGTTCTCTGTGTCTGAGACCAACGCCTTCCTTGAAGCTATTCAGCTAATCAAAGACGGCATTGACATGCTGGCACTACGGGACGCCCTTGAAAGGCAGGACGTGGATGCAGCGGTAGAGGCTATGAATATTGAACCCGCGGTGTTCAATAGTATGCGCTCGACATTTCAGGAGGCATATAGACAAGCGGGTCAGGCCACGGCAAGCCATTTCCCGCCTCCGCCGGACGCGTCTCTTCTCCTGCGGTTTGACATGACCAATCCACGAGCAGAGGACTGGCTCCGCCAATATGGAGCCCAGAAGCTGGTTGACATGTCGGATGCGCAGAAGGCGTTGGTCAGAGAAGCAATTTTGGACGGCTATTCCAGGGGCGAAGGGCCGGATAACATGGTTGTGGAGCTGGCAGGTAGGCTCAATCGGCAAACCGGGAAGAGGATCGGCGGGGTGCTGGGACTAACGGACATACAGGCTTCCTATGTGCGTTCCATGAGAAGCCGACTACAGTCCGGCGATCCAAATGAAATGAGTAAGGTGTTCAGAATGAGCCTTCGGGATCGGAGGTATGACCGGACTATCAGGAAGGCAATCAAGGAGGGCAAGGCCCTGAGTCCCTCCAAGCTTCTTGAGATGGTCAGTGCGTATGAGGCCAGACAACTCAAGGCCCGAGCTCTTACCGTGGGTCGGACCGAGGTTGGCATGGCTGTCATGGCCTCCAGAATGGAAGCGTGGCGGCAGGGGCTCGATAAGACCGGCTATCCGGAAGAGTCGGTTCTTAGGCGCTGGAAGCACGGTGGCGGCGGGGAAGACCCAAGGCCGCAGCATGTGTTCATGAATAACCAAACGGTTCCCGGGCTAACGGAAAAATTCGTCATGCCGGACGGGACAGCCATGCTTCACGCAATGGACCCGGCTGGCGGCGCGAAGCATTGCGCCAATTGCACCTGCGACACTGAGTTTGAAATTGATTACACCTACGGGGTGACCTGATGATCAATTTAGACTTCCACGGTCAGGTGCTGGAGTGGGTTCTCGAGACTGAGGCCCGGATGCTCGCCGTGTTCCGCATGTCTTCCCAGGAAGTCATCCGGGAAATGAGCACCACGAGGCTCGAGGGGGGCCGTCTTCCCATCTTGACGGGAAACCTTCGGAGGTCCCTACTGGTGTCAACAGCCGCGATGCCCCCCAGAGCTTCCGGGGATGTTCGTTTTGAGTCCAGTCAGGACTACGGTTTGGTGATAGCCTCTGCGCAGTTAGGGGACAAGATCTTTGCCGGGTTTCAAGCTGCCTACGCCCATCGGCAGGAGTATGGATTCGTGGGCGTAGATTCCATGGGAAGACATTACAACGTGTCGGGGAAGCATTTTGTGGGCTCTGCCGCTTTGCGGTGGCCGCAAATTGTGGCCGAGCAGGCTGCCAAGCTCCAAGGGGCCGCTATGGCCCGTGGTGGCGGCGCTGGCGGCTAGGGCTAGTGCCGGGTATATGGGTAGCGGCGGGCGCAGGCTTGGGCCTGTAGCCTAGCCCAAATTGGCGGGTTGCGCGGGTTAGCGGGGCGGTTATGGCAACACCCAAGGTCGAGACAAAAATATGGCTGGCCCTTAAGTCAAGGCTAAGGTCTTTTTCCTGGGATGTTCAGGTCCCATTCGCATATCCGGGGGAAGCCTTCACCCCCGAGGGACTGTTCATTAGGGCGGACTTTACGCTTAATCGGCCGAATCGTATACTTCTGAAGAGTGGCCCACATCGGCGAGAGGGTCTTCTTGCCCTTGTTGTCTGTGACGTGTTGTCCAGCGCAGGGGAATACTCGCTGAATTTGGCGGCATCTCTTGCGGAACACTTCCCGGTGGATACGCCTTTCTGCTACATGGACATTTGTGTCTGTGTCCCATCCGAACCCCACGTCATGGGGGGATACGAAGACAGGGGATACTGGAATGTCCCTGTGAACATCGCATGGCAATGTTTCGCCTAGAGGAGAAACCAGATGGCTCAACTTTTCCCCGTAGCGGGATCGAAAATCTTCATTGGCAATGTTGTCAATGCCAAAGGACTCGTAACTGCGGCCGATTTTACCGGGGCTTCCTGGGACGAGATTGGCGGCTGGGCGAATGCGGGGGCCTTGGGCGATACCCAGGAAGTAATTTCCCAGTCCCTGATCAATGAGCGTCGTATGCGCAAGCTGAAGGGGCTGCTGGATGGTGGCACCATGGAGAACCAGTTTGTCCCCGATGGCAATGATCCAGGGCAGATCAAATTCCGCGCCGCTATCGAAAACTGCCGACCCTATCAATTCAAGATTGAATGGGGTGCGAGCTGCCCGCTTCTGTCTGTCGTTCAGATCACCCAAGCATCTCCGGCAGTTATCACTTGGGCCAACCACGGGCTTGTGGCGGGGACGGCGATCAGATTCAGCACCACGGGAACTCTTCCGGCGCCGTTGACCGCGAACACCACCTATTATGTTCGCGATCAGCTTCTCACTTCGAACGAATTCACCGTTTCGACCACTCCGGGCGGGACTGCCGTGAACACCACGACAGCAGGCACGGGGACCTTTATGGCAGAAGCCACTCCGACGGGCATGACGGACATGTTCTTCGGCCTCGCCTTGCCGGGTGCTCGTCAGGGCGGTGCGGCGAACGCGGTTCAGCTTCGGAGTTGGAGCATTGCCGTGGACAGCAACATCGTGGAAGTTTAAGAGGTTCTAGCTGGCGCTAGGGCAGGCCGGGTGATTTGGTCCAATCACCCGGCCACTGGACCAAGGACCACGGGAAGTCTACAATGGATATCAGTAAGATTCGTCGAAACGTGAAGGCTATCACCGAGGGTGAGTGGGTCAGTAACATCCCCGGTGCTGGCGAACTTCGGCTGAAGGTTAGGGGCATGACTGCTCCTGAGGTCAGGGAGTTCCGATCCAAGCTGGAACGATCGGCGTCAGCAGAGGACCGACATCCGGATGGAACTCTTCGTGGCGACAAATCCATGGAGATTTTGGCAGAGACACTGTTTGAAAAGGTCCTGCTGGACTGGGATGGCCTCACCGACGACGGTAATCCGGTAAAATACTCCCCCGCTCTTGCGAAGGAGTGGTTGACCAATCCGGAATACGAAGAGTTCGGAGACGCGGTGGTTTGGGCGGCGCATTCTGTTGACAGGCTTCGGATCAAGAAGACTGAGGAGATTGCGGGAAACTGATAAAAGCCCTTGATTGGCACATGAGTGTATCAAGTGCCGACCTAGAGGCGATTATTCGGTATCATCAGCAACACGACAAATCCATACCAGAGGAACTGAACCCCCCCGCTATTCCAGGGGGGTTCGAGTCTTGGCTAGACGCGTTCTGGGAGTTGGGAACGGATCGCAATGTTTCCAACGGATATGTCGGACCCATACCGTGGGCCTCAATTCAGGCATACGGTGAATTCCTTAATCTAAGCGCCGATGAACTAATCCTGTTCAAGTCCGTGATGCGTAAGATGGATTCCGCCTTTTTGAAGAATATCAGGAAGGAAGAGTCTGCCTCTAGCTCCGAAACTTTTACTCGGGACATGCTCAAGTCGGCGGGTCGTGGAGCCCATCATGACTGATTCTATTGCCTCCCTTGGACTTGTGGCCGATTCCAGTGGTCTTCTGGAAGCTTCTCGGAACATGCACGTCATGTCCGATGCTGCGTTGAAGGCCCAGAATAGCGCCCGCATGTTTTCCGTGGGGATGGCAGAGGTTCAGCGCTCCACGACAATGGCCGGTAAGGCTGAAGAGCAGTTTAATAACACTACTCAACGGACGACCGGCCTGCTTGCATCTACCCTCAGAATGACTCAGCAAACTGAAAGCGGGACTCGGGCATTTTCCCGAGCCATCGCTGACTTGGAACGAAATGTTCGGGCGGGTAACATTTCCTGGGGTGAATATGCAAAGAGAGTTCAACTAGCCCGAGCTCGAATGGCGGAGACCTCGGCGGCTGCAAATTCCATGCAAAGCCAGATGAACAGAAACTCGTTTGCCCTCACCAACCTTTCGTATCAGTTTCAGGACTTCTTTGTCCAAATTGCCAGCGGAACTGACATCATGAGGGCGTTTGCCCAGCAAGCTCCTCAGGCGCTTGGGGCGCTGGGATTCTCGGGCCGACTGGCGATGTTTGGCTCTCTGGCCGGGACGGCGGTTGCCATGGGCGCGGTGCTGATTCCCATGCTGATGAAGACCGGTGAGTCCGCAGAAGAATCCGCCAAGGGGCTGGACAAGCTCGGGGAAGCTGTGTCCAAGTATTCTGAGCTGGCAGAAAATGCCATCAAGACCTCCGGGGAGTTGGTCACTGAATTCGGCCGGTTCGGGGAGGTCAGGGGCGACTTTAGCCGGTTGATGGCTGAATTTGCCCGAGCGGATGTTCTTGATCAGCTGGAAGCCAGAATCACAAAATTTACCGAGCAATTTGGTGGTCTGTCGTTGGACAAACTTGTCTTTGACGACGGGGCTGTCATGAAGCAGATTGAGTCGACCTGGCTCAGCGTTCGCGAAGAATTGAAACTGACAGATATCCAAACCAATGCCGTTGTAGAGTCCATGTATAGGCTCTCCAATGCTGCCAACCTAGAGGAGACCATCGAAGCTTCTCGGCAGTATGCAGAATCCATGATGAACGCGTTCGGCTCCATCGAAAAGATGCCTGCTTCCATTCGTGGAACAGTGATTGAAGCCCTGAAGCTTGGCGAACTCAGCACGGACTTGGCAAAGGACTGGGATCAGATTGCCAATGATCGTCGTCTGAACGACATGTATGAAGACCTCATCGCCAAGGCCAATATCAATTTGGAGCTTTCCAACAAGTTTCGGGCAGAGGAAGAAAAGAAGGCAAACGCTTTCCGCGACTCCCTTGGCCTCATCGGTGAGATGAGCGGAGCCATGATGGACTTGGCCGTTCAGGGACAGGAGTCTGCTGAATCGGCCAAGCTCATCGGAACGGCATCCGAGGCTGGACTAGAGGCAACGGAAAATTGGGTTCAGGCCGCGATGGCTCTATCCGGAGCCCTTGAAGGGGCGGCGAGTGCTGCGGCTCGTGCAGCCAAGGAGCTCGGAGGGCTGATCGCCACCCGGAACCAGATGGCCGGGCTTGGCGTGGGTGCGATCGGCGGCGTTGGCGGCGACGGTATGTCGGCCCAGAGAGCCCTGATGAAGGCCAATGGGTATTCCAACACAGCCATCGAGCAGATCCTAAGCGGCGGAGGTTCTCAGCTTCCTGACCTGAATCTTGGTCAGTTTGGCCTCCCTGACGCAGGGGGGATTTCGACCGGAAGCGAAGGACTCTTTGGGACTGCATCAGAACGAGCTTCCGCCGAAGAAGCGTGGCAAGCCATTCTGGATGAGCAGGAACGTGCTGCCCGTAGGAGTGGGCGGAAGAAAGGCGGCGGAGGCCGCAAACCCAAGAAGTCCGACGAGGAAAAGGAAGCCGAGCGTAACCGAAAGGAAATGGCTCGGGAAGCTGAGCGCTGGATGGACCGTATTATGACGGATACTGAGCGTTTGGCTGAGGAGCAGGCGGAGCTGAATAAGCTCTACCAAGAAGGATATTTCGGCGAGAAAGGCTCCGTGGAGGCTCTGTCCGTCTACCATCGAGCCCTTCGCACGGTTCAGGAAGAGTATGACCCCCTCACGAAGGCAACGAAGGAGTGGACCCAGAGCCTGAAAGACGGCATCATTGACTCCATTACCGGCGCCGAGAGCCTTACGGACTCGTTCTATTCCCTGGGAAAAGCTATCGAAAAGGCCCTCTGGCAAGCGACCCTGTTCGGGGAGGGTCCGTTTGCAAAACTTTTCGGTGGTGGGAGCGGCATTCTGGGGGGAATTTTGGACAGCTTCAGCGGAGTGGAGGCCAGCGCCAAAGGGAACGTGTATACCTCCCCCAGCCTTTCCGCCTATTCCAACCAGATCGTAAGTAAACCCACTCTGTTTGCGTTTGCCAAGGGAGCGGGGATAATGGGCGAGGCTGGCCCGGAAGCCATTATGCCCCTTTCTCGTGGCCCGGATGGCCGACTCGGGGTAAAGACCGCCGGGGGCGGAAACTCTGGGCAGAAGATTCAGCTCATTGTAACCGCCGAAGAAGGCGAAATGTTTGTCCCCCGAGTTCGGGCCATCGCTGAAGAGGAAAGCGTTACTGTGACTCGAAGTGCCATGTCTGAGATGGATGAGTATCTTCCTTCGAGGGTATTCGGCATTCTAGAAGATGATAGGGTTCGCTGATGGCTATTTCGTTTCCGGTGTCTCTTGATGAGTTTTTCCATAAGCTGGCGGTCACTTCTGCCTCCCCTGATCTTTCGGAGTCCATGGAAGTCGAGGAGGATGGCTGGGGATCACTGATCACCACCGATCTCGGGGAACGGCTGTGGGAAATGGACATTACTCTGGCTCAGGGATACTACCGGGACGTGGAGGCCCAGAAAGCCAAGCTCCATGTTCTTCGTCAAGCCGGTAGACCGCTGCTGGTGTTTCCGCTACCGAATTACTTTCCGGCCAATGATCCGGATGGAACGATTCTGGCCTCTGCCACTCCCACCCTGAATACGGTGAATCCCAATATGCGGGATATCCGGCTGAACGATATGCCGCCGGGCTTTGTTCTCAAGGCCGGAGACTTCCTGTCGTTCCAATATGGCAGTAATCCCATCCGGTATGCCTTTCACCAGATTGTAACAGACACCGCGACAACCTTTGCCTCAGGACTGACCCCCGCATTTGAAGTCGTGCCCAACATTCGTGATGGATACACCATCGGCGCTGAGGTTCAGTTGCTGTATCCCAGATTCAAGGCCCTTGTCCTCCCGGGGAGTGTAAATCCGGGTAAATCCAGTGGAAAATTTACGACCGGAGTCACTTTCCGAGTTCGTCAAACCCTACGGTATTAACCCATGCGCAATCTAGGACCAGAATGGCTCACGGAAATAGACAAGCGAGGGGGGATTCGACCTCGGGTCTTTTTCCGATTCACGGCAAAGAACAGGGGAACAGGGGCAGACGAAACTCTGTGCTTGTGGACAGGAGCTGATGCCCAGCAATTCTCCATTGGAGGCCAACTGGATACATTCTATGGGGCCGGGGCGATCATGACAATTGGTCGGCTTAAGAATGAAATGGGCACTACTATCCGCAGGATGTCCGTTACTTTGGCACACCTGACCCCGGAAGTGACCAACCTCATTCGACTCTATAACGTGAAAAGAGCTCCTGTTACTATTTGGTCAATGCTGTTCAGCACGGAGTCGGGGCTGCCTCTCACACCCGCCGTTCGTAGGTTCAAGGGGTATGTGGACAAGGCCCCTATTACGACGGCTGAAAAAGGAGGAACCAGCTCTTGCACGGTTGACATGTTCAGCGTGTCAAGAAACCTGAGCCGTAGAGTGCCGAGTAAGTTCTCCAATGATAATCAGAAGCTTCGTAATTCGGCGGACAATATGCTTCAGTATATCGGCGTCACGGGGCTGATTCAGGTGGCGTGGGGCTCCCATACCGTTACATCGAATCCCCCGAATATCAACACTCAAACCGAGAGTATCTTGACAAAGACGTTTGGGCCGAGGAAGTAATCCATGAAAAAGGTTGACGGGTGGGTTCCCCATCTATTTGACTACATGAAATCTGTTTGGATGACCCCCTTTGAGTGGGGTAAATTTGATTGCTTCATTTTCATGGGTGGAGCAGTCAAAGCCATGACAGGGGATGGCTTTGTCGACCAGATCATCGGAAAGTATTCCAGTTACGAAGAAGCCCTGGAGATTTGCCATCAGCACGGATACGCCTCCCCCCTGGACTTCATAGTTCGCAATTTTGAGCAGAACCCCTCAATACTTCACACCATGCGCGGCGACATTGTCATTGTGAAGGATGACGGAGAACTATTGATCGGCATCTGCCAGGGTGACAAGGTGTATCTTGTCGGGGATACCGGAATCGTTACTTGCCCCCTCGAGATGGCGAAGCGGAGCTATCGGGTATGAGAATACTTCTAACATTCCTCTTTGCTGTCGCGTGGTTTGCCGTATGGGCAGAGCCCGCGAGCGCCGGTCCTCTCGGACCCGCGATCGGCGCTATCGTAGGGGCGTTCAAAACGGTGATTGCCGCCAAGACCATTGGCGCTGCAATCCTGAAGTTTGCTCTTTCCACCGCTGTCAGCTTGTTGATGCGCCGGATGTCGAGGAAGAAGGCCTCGGATCCTGGAATTTCGACCGAGCGCAAATTGACCGGAGGCGTGAACTCTAGGTCCATTATTCTGGGGAAATATGCCACGGCGGGCGTTGAACTGGCACCCCCGATGTCCCAGGGAAATATCGGGAAGACCCCCAACGTATACCTGACGTATGTCGTGGCTGTTTCCAGCCTGCCGATTTACGGTGTTCATTCCGTAATTATCAACGGTGAGTATGTTCCTATCGGAACTGTTGCCGACCCGGACTACGGGTTGCCGTTCCAGGGGAAATTCAGCTCTTCGGACGGAACCCTCGGTTGGCTGCGTTGGCACGATGGCAAGCAGACCGCTGCGGATGCCATGCTTGTGAACAAGTTTTCCGGATATCAGTATCGCCCATGGTCTTCCAGCATGGTTGGGACCGGGATCGCGTATATGGTTCCGACGTTCCGGTATCATAGCGAATATCTGAGGAGCGAACCGGAGCTGAAATACGTCATCCTGGGTGCCCTGCTGTATGATCCCCGCAAGGACAGCTCCAGGGGGGGCTCTGGCCCTCAGCGTTGGGGTCAGCCGAACACCTATGAATTCACGGAAAACCCGGTTGTGATGATCTATAACATCATGCTCGGGATCGACCTACTCGACGGCAGGACGTATGGCGTTCTGGCGGACCTTGAAGATTTGCCGCTGATCAATTGGGTTGCGGCAATGAATAAGTGCGATGAGACCGTCACCACTACCGAGGGGGACGAACCTCGGTATCGCGCGGGGTGTGAGGTCAAGGTCGCGGAAGACGAACCGGGTGAGATCGTGGACATGCTGTTGGACGCGTGTTGCGGTTCGCTAGCGGAGATTGGCGGAGTTTGGAAGATCCGGGTTGGAGAGCCCGATTTGCCGGTAATGTTCATTACCGACAAAGACTTCCTTATCACCAAGCCACAGGAGTTGGATCCGTTCCCCAGTATCCGGGATTCTCGTAATACGATCAATGCCAATTATCCGAGTCCTGAAGAGCTTTGGTCGGCTCACGATGCTCCGTCTATTTCTGACCCGACTTATGTAGCGGAAGACGGGGACGAGATTTTCCCCCATGACATCAACCTGAATGCGGTTTCCTATAAGTTTCAGGTTCAGAGGGTCATGTGGGCTCTGCTGAAGGACGATCGCCGTTGGCGCGCTCATACGGGAACTTTTGGTCCCTACGGGCTTCCGCTGGAGCCGCTGGACGTTGTCGCATGGACCTCCGCCCGTAACGGTTACGTAGACAAGCTCTTCGAGATTACGGCAACGGAAGAGGATCTTCAGCGCCTTCAGGTCGGCCTCAGCCTGCGGGAAGTTGACCCGACTGACTACAACTGGAATTCCGGAATGGAAGTGCCGGACCCCGTGGCTCCAGGGGGGTGGATCCTCCCCAACGCTCAGGGAGTTCCCGGATTCTCGGTTATGGCCCATTCCATTGAGGACTCTGCCGGTGGCCGCCGACCCGTGATTCGCTGCTCCTGGGATCCTGAAGGAGCTGACGATGCACGAGCACTGAAGATTTCTGTCCGTAAGCTGGGGGAGACCGAACTCACTACCGATAAGACAGTGGTTCTTATCCGTCAGGGGTATACGAACGTTGAGGGCGTCATGCCCAGCACGTCCTATGAGGTCCAGGCCCGGTATGTTGCCGACCGACCTACTGTTTCCACTTCATGGCTGGGCGTGACCACTGGTTCCATGGTCATTACCGAGAATGACTTGTCGGAACAGATTTGGGACGATATGGAGGAAATCGCCGCTGAGGCCGGTATTCCTTCTGGACCGGACCTGCCTCCGTCTGGTAGCCGACCGAACCAGCTTTTCCTGTTGGTCCCCCCTGGAACTCTTTACCGCTGGGATGCTGATGCGGAGGAGTGGACTACTTCCATTTACGCTGGAATTCCCCCCGATTCCATTACCATGACGGAATTGGCTCAGTCCATTCAACCTCCGGTTATTTGGACCGGACCTAGTCTCCCTGTCGCCAAGCAGGAGTCGGAGGTCCTGCTGTGGAACGGAAAGCTTTACCGTTGGAACGGAGCCGCCTACACTTCGGCAGTTCCGGCCATCGACATCGACGGCCAGTTGATTGCTGATCAAATTGCCGCATCAGCAATTACCCCCGAAAAACTTGCGGTCATTCCCGGTCACAATCTTGTAACCGATCCGAAAATGATGATTCAATCGGAATGGTTTCAGCAAGTCAGCGTTGAAGCTTGGACGTTTTCACCCGGAAAATGGACGGTTAATCTTCCTGCGATCACAGGCATAACGAACCTGCGAAACCGTGTCGGCGGCGTTCCTATCGCTTCTGGGTTGCGCTATCGTTCATCCTTTACAGTTACCAATGTGACGGCAAGCGAATCTCGCGTTTCTGCCGGATTTTTCTGGTATGATGCGAACGGCACATATTTGTCGGTTTCTTGGGGCGGATGGGTAATTGTCGCCGGAACAACTCCGACCATCATTTCCGGCGAATCTGCTGCACCTGCCAACGCGCGATTTGCCGCCGCTGCGGTTCGATTCAGCAATACCGGCGCAGCAAATGACGGCACGACAGAAGTAAGTTTGCCGGAATTGATTCACATCAACACGGCTGCGACAATTGCGGATAACGCGATTGAAACCGCTAAGATTGTGAATGGCGCTATCGAGTCTGCAAAACTTGCGGACGCTGCCGCGACGGAAGCCAAGATTGCTGCCGGAGCAATTACGGAAGTGAAAATTGCTTCCGGTGCCGTTACCGGGACGAAGCTGGCCGATTTGGCCGTTTCCACTTCAAAGATTGCCAATGCGGCCATTGAGACTGCCAAACTGGCAGACGGGGCTGCGACGGCTGCGAAGATTGCGGCTGGTGCGATTACGACCGTCAAGATTGACGACGCGGCGATTACCGCTGCGAAGGTTGCCGCCGGGGCGATCACGGAAGTGAAGATTGACGACGCGGCGATTACCGCTGCAAAGGTTGCCGCTGGGGCGATCACGGAAGTGAAGATTGCCACCGGAGCTGTCAGCCGGGGTAAGATCGTTGACGATGCGATCAATAGCGCCAAACTCGCGGACGGTGCCGCAACTGAAGCTAAGATTGCTGCGGGAGCTATCACGGAAGGTAAGATCGCTGACCTCGCCGTATCCGGGGGGAAGATTGTCGATTCTGCCATCACGGCGCTCAAACTTGCGAACAACGCAGTTACGACTGCGAAAATCGCTGCGGGCGCAGTCGTAACCGCAAAGCTTGCGGACGGTGCCGCTACTGCTGTGAAAATTGCGACAGGGGCAATTACCGAAATTAAAATTGCGGACGGTGCTGTAACGAACGCTAAAATTGTCGGTCTTGAAGCGTCCAAAGTTACCGGGCAGTTGACTAACGAACAAATTGCGGAAGTCGATGCGGCAAAAATTGCCGGGCAATTAACTGATGACCAGATTGCAGGCATTGATTCGGGTAAATTACTCGGGCAGATTGTTGGAACGCAAATCAGCGACGGTGCTGTAAGCACCCCCAAACTAGCCGCAAATGCGGTCACGGCCAATAAAATTGATGCCGGTGCGGTTAGTGCCGACAAGATTGCTGCCAACGCTGTGACGGCTGTAAAAATCGCTGCGGGTGCGGTCGAAACCGCAAAGCTTGCGGCGGGGGCCGTTATTGCCGACAAGATCGCTTCCAACGCGATCACCGCAATTAAAATTTCCGCTGGTGCGGTCGAAACCGCAAAGCTTGCTGCCGGGGCGGTCGAAGCTGACAAGATTGCGGCTGGTGCGGTCACAACCGGAAAACTGGCGGCAAACGCGGTCGAAGCGGATAAGATCGCGGCCAATGCCATCACCACGGCCAAGCTTGCCGCTGGAGCGGTAGAGGCGGGCAATATTGCGGCGGGAGCCGTCACCACGGCCAAGCTTGCCGCTGGGGCGGTAGAGGCGGGCAATATTGCGGCGGGGGCTGTGATTGCGGGCAAAATCGCGGCTCAAGCAGTCGGCGCTGCTGAAATCGCTGCGGGTGCCGTCCTTGCCAGTAAGATCGCTGTTGGTGATTTTACCAATCTTATCACTGACCCGGACTTTACCGAACGTCCCGGATATTGGACGGCGGCGAACTCGACCCTGAACGTTGGGGCGGCGAATGCCAACTATCCAGGGGGGAGAAATCTCCTGACCATTACCGCGACCGGTAGTTGGGGGCAGGCAGTCGGGAATTTCTTCGGCGTTGAAGCGGGGCGCGAATATTTCGTTTCTTGGCGCGGTAGGCCAGTTAATACCCCTGCCAGAGCACGTGCGCAAATTTTCTATAATTTACGCGACGGATCGAATCTTGCCGGGCCTCTTGTCGGTTTCAACGATACAACATCCGTAACTTTACAAACGGCATCTTTTACCCCCCCGGACGATGCTGTTGCGGCAAGAATCCATCTCCAGGCGGTCGGAATGGAAGGGGCGCAGGGTTATTTTGGAACCCCGGTTGTTCGTCTAAAAAACAACGGTGAACTGATCGTTGACGGCGCTATCACTGCCGCCAAGATTGCGGCGGGTGCGGTAGAGGCCGGTAAAATTGCGGCGGGTGCCGTGACCGCCGGAACGATTGCGGCGGGTGCCGTTCAAGCCGGGAATATTGCCGCGGGGGCGGTGGAAGCCGGAACCATAGCTGCCGGGTCCGTCACCACTGATAAGATTGCCACTGGAGCTGTGACCACTGACAGATTGGATGCGCTTGCGGTTACGGCCGACAAGGTGGCGGCGAACGCCATTACTGCGGCCAAGCTGGCTGCGAATAGCGTTCAGGCGGGCAAGATTGTCTCCGGAGCGGTGACGACTGATAAGCTGGCGGCTAACGCTGTCGAAGCCGACAAAATTGCCGCCAATGCCGTGACAACCGTTAAGCTTGCCGCCGGAGCGGTTGATGCCGGGAAAATTGCCGCTGGGGCCGTGATCACTGCGAAGCTCGATGCACTGGCAGTGACCGCAGAGAAGATTGCGGTTAATGCTGTCACGGCTGAGAAGATTCTTGCCGGGTCCATCGAAACCTCAAAGATTGCCGCCGGAGCCGTTGAGACCAGTAATCTAGCCGCTTTGGCCGTCACGGCGGGGAAAATTGCCGTTGGCGCGATCACTGCGGGCAAGATCGCCGCCGACGCTGTCACGGCCGTGAATATCGAAGCCGGTGCGATTGTGGCCGGAAAGCTGGCGGCCAATGCCGTTGAGGCTGATAACATTGCCGCGAATGCCGTCACTTCCGCAAAGATTTTGGCCGGAGCCATTCAGACCGGCCACATTGCAGCGGGAGCGGTGCAAGCCGGAAATATTGCCGCCGGAGCCATTGAGGCTGGTAAGATTGCCTCGGGCGCTGTGACTACGGACAAGCTGGATGCCCTGGCGGTGACTGCACCCAAGATTGCCGCAGGAGCCATTGAAACAGATAAACTGGCCGCAAATGCGGTCACTGCCGGGAAAATCCTAGCTGGAGCTGTTACGGCGGTTAAGATTGCCACCGACGCCATTACCTCCGATAAGATTTTGGCAAACGCCATCACCACGGCCAAGATTGCCACGGGGGCGGTGACTGCCAATGAATTGTCTGCCAACTCAGTCACATCAAATAAAATTGCGGCCAATGCCATCACGGCTGGAAAGGTAGCGGCAGGGGCAATTGGTGCCGATCAGATTGCGGCTAATTCGATTGCCGCTCGTCACTTGCTGGTTGCTGATTGGGCAAACCTTGTGCCCGATTCTGATTTTGTTGACCCCCTGTCTTGGGATAGGTCGCAAGCACCTGAATGGCAGTTTGAAATCGCCGGTCCTCTATTCTCGGGGATTAATTGGGCAATCGCCCCGGCAACTCAACGCGGTTCGGTTTGGTCCAAAGATTTTTCGGTTGAACAGGGTAAAGAATATTATTTCTCAATCGAAGCGCGTCAAAATCAGGCAGGCGCTGATGGCGTGCTAGGAAGTCGTATCAACTGGCTTGATGGAGCTGGCGCAAGTTTAGACTTTACCGCAAACATCATTGGGGCGATCACGGGTAATCGTCAAAAATTCTCGGGGAGTTTCGTCGCACCAAGCGACGCGAAGCGTGCCAGAATTCATTTCTACTGTTCTTCCGGCACGACGGGGCAAGTCATCGTCGGTGCGCCGACTGTTCGCCTGAAAAATAACGGTGAACTAATCGTTGATGGGGCGATCACGGCGAACAAGATCGCAGCCAACGCTGTGACCGCCGACAGCATTGCAGCGAGTGCGATTATTGCCTCTAAGATTGCCACCGGGGCTGTGACCGCAGGTAAGATTTCAGTTGCAAACCTTGCCGCGATCAGTGCAAACTTGGGTGCGATCACGGCTGGATCGCTCAATATCAATAACAACTTCATCGTGACATCTACCGGGCAAACCACTATTCGCAGCGGAACCAGCGGGGAAAGACTTGTGATCACGAACAACCGCATTGACGTTTACGACGCGTCCGGGACGTTGCGGGTAAGGATGGGGCAACTGTAACATGGCTTATGGGCTTCAGATTCTAACGCAGAATGGGATGGCTAGCACTGATGATTTTTTGCCCATTCGAGTAATCGGGCTTTCTAAAATTCAGGTTAATTCTGGCACTGGTGCGGCCAGTTGGAATATTCCGTTGAATTGGTCGGGTGCGCCAACATTGCCTGTTTGTTTGGGGTTTTACGTAAAGATGCCTAGCGGGGCGAATTCAACGGGTTTTGGAACAGACGATAATGTATATATTTCTTCTGAACCGAAACCTTCGTCCCTGAATATTAAAACTAACGGATGGGCTTCCGAAACCGTTATATTGACATTCATTGTTCTGGCATTAAAGGCTTGACTATGGCTTACGGGTTTGCAGTTAGAAATGGGCAGGGGGAAGTAATTTTAGATCAAAACACCCCGGTAATGTGTCAAACCAATAATACGCAGAACGTGTCCCCCATATCAAGTTCATCTTGGTTGAATAACGGATATAGACCGGACACATCAGAACATCCGTATTTTTCATTTCAGGTCACATCTTCTATAGACCGCATAGAACCGGTAAATAATGCTGGGGTAAACTTCGGCAATCCGGGAAGTTATTTATTACCCTCTCACGTGTTTTTCAATGGCAAATCCAATCTAGGAACGATCCCGTTTAGAATGTTAGATTCCAGTGAAGTAATCAATCCTGAAAATAATGATTATGGATTGATTACTTTTGATGAAAATGGTAACAGATTATATCATCATTCAGTCAAAATGCTTAAGGTGGATTCTGTATTTAGATTAACTGTCGGAGACACTGTAACCATTCCTAACAATCGTTGGCTGTGTTGTTTGATAGTAAATTGTAGCGGTATAACTCCGTTCACCATTACTTATGGGCGACTAGTAAGACAGGGTTCCACAAACGTATGGCAAGTAGAATGGCCCACAGTAGGACCGGGCGTGTTTTATGGCGTGTTTGCATACTATACTTCATCTTAACCAACCCTAGCATTGTAATGTTTATCAAACCGTGCTAGTTATCACCAACCCAACAAAGGAACCCAAACTATGCAATACAGACTGACTGACCGCAACGGCGCGCAAGCCGTCCTTGACCACCGCCTGAATTCTTCTATTCTATGACTGTCAACCCAAGAAGGAGAACTGACAAATGACCAAATACGTAATCGTCCGTCGCTCGGATCGTGCCACTGCAACGGTGGACGCTGCCCGCTATGAGCATGATGGTTCCGGGGACCGCTTTTATGATGCGGATGACAACGTGATTACCGCGTTTGCTGACGGCATCCTGGAGTCCGTGACCCCGGAGAGTGTCGTCTTCAGCACCCCGACTCCGGCCCCCACCGAGCCCGAGGGGGGTTCCATGGACTAAGATCACCAAGCGCAGGGCAACGGACAAATGGAACCGAACAGCACCATAGAGAAGCTATCGTCTGGCGATTCCAACACGATCCTGGCCGTGATCGTCGTTGCCCTTGCCGTGGTGATAGTCATGCTTTACCGAAGGAATAACGAGCTTCAGGACAAGATGCTTGAAATGACTCGGGAAAGCGACAATGTTCAGCGGCAAATGCTGAATCAATACCATGCGGCCATCAATGCCAATACGAACATCGTCACCGAGGCAATCCGTAGACTGGAGGCCATGCGATGATTAGCAGGTTCATACGTCAGCTGTGCGGAAGGACTCGGAGAGCCCAGGAGGCCGAAAAAATTCATCGGCATCGTATGGACTTGGCTGAAAAGGAGCTTGGACTATGCGGAAAGAAGGTGCAAGCCGCTGAAGTGTTGGTGAAGCAATTCCAGAAGGATGTATCACGATGGCCTCTATTCTAGCTGCAATCCTCGCGCTCCTGAACGCCCTTGGGTATGGGGCGGCTGTCTGGGGCTTTCGAGCTTCCAGGAAAACCGTTGGCGCGGCGACGTGGTGGTTTCTCATGGGGTTCGGCATCGTGTCCGGGGCCATCATCCTTCGGGGGCTTTACTGGGACGTCCTTCTCCCCCTCCTGAGGATTTACTTTCCGGAATCCGCAGAATTCTGGTCTGACCTCACCAGAGGTCGACTCGTGAACAACGTCTTTTCCTCTATGAAGTTTGCGGGCATCTTCTGTGTTCTTAAATGCAGGCAGATGCTGATACCCGAGAACGAGCGGCCCCATTGGCCGTGGTGGAAGGCTTGGCTGCACCCAAACAGCATGAGGTTGTTTTGGTGGTGGCGCTAGAAGCAGATAAGGACCAACCATGCTACTGACAGCAGAACTAATCGCCTCCGTGACCGACTCCAAGGTCGGCCCCAATATTGAGTCCCTCCTTGCGGGACTACGTCAGGCCGGAACTCAGAAGGGGCTGAATCTTCCCCATCGTCTGTTCCAATTCCTGGCCCAGACGGCCCACGAATCCCAGGGATTTCGATACGACCGGGAAGTTTGGAGGCCGACCGCCGCCCAGCTCAAATACGAAGGCCGCAAGGATCTGGGGAACACCCAGCCTGGAGACGGGTATAGGTTCCGTGGCCGTGGTCCCATTCAAATCACCGGTCGCTACAACGTCACCCAATTCAGCCAATGGGCTCGGAGTGTCGATCCATTGGCCCCGGACTTTGTCAATAACCCCGACCTGATAAACACCGATCCATGGGAAGGGCTCAGCCCGATCTGGTATTGGGACTCCCGGAACCTGAATGATTGGGCTGACCGAGGGGACTTTGAAGGACTGACCATCCGCATCAACGGGGGGCTGAATGGCTACGAAGATCGGCTTCGTTACTACACTCGGTTCGGGCTGGCGCTACTCGGATATTCGCCCACCGACGTGAGGGGGTTCCAGCTGGAGCATCGGCTGACGGTTGACGGTATTTCCGGCCCCAAGACTCGCGCCGAAATCTTCAATGCCTTGAAGGCAAGTGATCCGGTCAGATTTGTCGAAGAAACTCCCCTCCCGGTGGGGGACTCGGAGCTGATGAGGGCCCTGCTGACAGCGTTATCCCTTGAATCGCAAGAGTATCTTACCCGATTCATCCTTAGCATCAGACAGGAGAAGTAAATGTTGAACACTATTCGGCAAATCAGGTTCCTAGTGGCCGAAGCCAACCGCCTGACTGACGGCGGCAAGCATTGGACGGTCGCCTTCTTAAATCGCAGCTTCGTGCTCCAGGTGGTTGCCACAGCCGCCGCCCTCTTGGCCGTGTTCGGCGTCCCCCTGCCCGGCGGGGCTGACGTCTGGGCCGAGCTCTGGGGGGAGGCTATCTGGGGCGCAATCTTTGCCATTGCCCAGCTCTGGGCCCTCATTGAGCGGCTGCGCGGCAAGACCAAGGCCGTTTGGAATACCCAACAGGCAAGTGATGCCTTGGCCGAGGCGCTCGGCAAGGCTGGTGCGCCCGTGCGCAAATAGAGGAGCAATCAGGATGCCCAAACATGAAGTCACTTCGGAGTGGTCGGCTGCCATTGCGGTGGTATCGGGGGACGTGGTTCAAAACACTGGCTTCAGTATCGTCATGGTATGTGCGGAAAGTAGCCCCGATGACGATGACTCCATCGAAATTGACCCCCGCAAGGCAGTCCGTATCGACACGGCTACCCAGATCAGGGTCCGATGCCGAAACGGGAAGTCCGAAGTGAAAGTGGTGGGAGGCTTGTGATGATCTTCGGGCGAGACCCAATCTGGAACGGCTGGCCTTGGGACAACGCGCAGGGGGGCAATCCCCCCTCACCTCCGGCCGGGCGCGTGTTGCTGTTGGAAGAGGACAGCTTGGCCTTTTCCGCTCACAGCTTTCCATATCAGGCCATTGCGCCCGGAGACTTCGGTAATCTGGGGACGTATTGGTCTGGGAATATCTTCATCCACTACCTTGAATTCTCTAGCCTCCGGCAGCGTTGGGAGGCCATCGGACAAGACAGAACCGGCGAATACAATGGGGCGCTGATTGTTACGGAAATTGGCGACCTTGAAACCGGACTAGCGGATCCGGCCAGCGCGCAGGGGATAGAGACTCTTCAGTATCTCTATTGGTATGCCCTCACTGCTCAGTCTAAGGGGTGCAAGCTATTCGGAATCTACATTCCCCATAGCCCCGAGGGCGTGAACATTGACGATGACGCACTTGCCAAGGTTCAGTATTGGATTAACTGGCTACGTGCGAGGCCGGAAATCACAATCCCGGTTTACGCCATCCCAGTCCCTGTGATGGTTCGGGCCATGATTGAGCAATTCCAACCGAGCAGCATTTATGTTGACGGGCTCCATCTAAAGACCACGGCGTATACAGCCCCGAACCAGATGAACAATGCCCTAGGGCAGATGGTCCGAATGTTCCTTACTGGTGATCGACCAGAAGATGACATATCCTGGAATCAGGAGCTCATCGGACTGGTGGACACGGCTTGGACTATCGTTCAAGACTACGAAATGACCGGTCTAGGCGGCTCTGTTATAATTGAACCGTATCCGGTTGCTCAGGACCCCCTGCCCGCCCCGGCTCCATTACCATAGAGGTTGAGAAATGGCCAAAATCAAGGACACCAAAAGCGCCCCGCCAGCCGGCCCCACGGCGGCAACTGCCAGCCCCGATATACCCCTACGCGGGCACCTTAAACCCGGCGCTGCCGGCCCTGCTGTGGCGGTGGCGCAGGCATACCTAGGGGCCAAGGGCTTTGCGGCTGGCAAGGTGGACGGGGTATTCGGCGTCTGGTTGGAACGTGCCCTTCGGCACTATCAAAAGTTCCACGGACTTGTGCCGACGGGGGAACTGGACGAGGACACCTGGAACGCTATCGATTCCGGCAAATAAAAAGACCCCGGCCATGGGCCGGGGCTAGTATCCGTAGACGGAGCAGGGACAGATAAACGCCTACGGGTCGGGAGCCGATTGGCAGGAACCAAGCCACGACGGATCTTTGCCGGGGCAATACGGGCCAGTGGACGCAAACCCGTGCAAGAACAGCGAAACAAACGCCACGCTGATCAGAGCCACGAGAGCCATCCACATGAGGTTGAAAACAGTCTCCAGAACGCGCATTATAACCTCCATTGCCCTAGGGCCATGCCTGCAATATGGCATGGCCCTTTTTCATTTGCAAGCACTATTATTCATCATCGAAGTTAAGGGTGTCTTGCAGAAGCTCCTCCGGAATCCAGATAGTATCTGCAATTTCCCGTTTCCGTTGAAGGGCTTGAACCACGGCCTCGTCTACCGTCCCTGGGACCACCAGATCAATGTATGTCACAGATCTGTTTTGGCCCACTCGGTGCGTCCGGTCCTCCGACTGCCATCTTTCCGCAGCGTTGAACGTGTTGGAATAGTAGATGTTGTAGTCCCAATGCTGGAGGTTGAGGCCAGTGGACGCCGACCAGTTTGCCACGAGCCAGTCAACCGCTCCAGGAATAGTGATCCGAGTCCTTTCTTCGGCGCTTGTTGCCCCGATATAGGTGCCGACGTTATAGCCCGCCTTCTTCATGGCGGCGGTCACACGTTTGGCCTCCGAGACGTATGTCACCCAGATAATGCCACCGCGAGGAATGGACTCGCACAGCCCTAGCAGAACATCGATCTTGTGGCAGGGGATTTCGTGCTCGTTGCCGTCGTTGTCGAGAATGCTCCCACCTGTCACCTGCCGGAGCTTGGACAACGCGGAGATTGCGAGGGGGGCTGTGATCTCTTGCCCGTTGACTTCAGCCGCTGCCGAGCGCTTCAGGTCCATGTAAACCTTTTTCTGCTCCGGATGGAATGGCACCTGGACTGTCTGGTATACCTTTTCCGGCAAGTCTAGGTATTCTTCCTTGGTCGCTCGGAACGTGCAACCCTCCACGCGCTCTTGCAGCTTCTTAAGATTCCTGTAGCCCACAACCCGCATGGCCCCCCGAGGAGCGCCATAGATCGGCTCCAATTGGCAGAACTCTCTGTTGAAGCTGGTCTGGGACTTGTGCCCAAGGACTGCCGAATTCAGAATAGCGAACTGAGCGTAGAGTTTTTCAATTCCATCGGTAATGGGAGAGCCAGTGTTGATTCTCTTAAACGCAATACTGTCAACGAGCTTGAGCAGAAGCTTGACCCTCTTGGCGGAAGCATTGGACCATTGGTGAGATTCATCGACAACGAGCAACATCCTCTTTCCAAAGACCTGAACAAGCTCCACCAGTAGGTCAGCGGCCGAACCGGCCGAGATTGACTCGCTGGCAATTGTGATGACTCGCAGTCCGTCTCCATACGCCATGACCTCCGAATAGGCTTTCTTGTCCTTGGCCCGCCACTTGCTGGAATGTGCGAATGCCCGGTATGGAACGTTCTCGGACATGTGGCGAGGAATCTCGCTCTCGACCCACTGTCGGTGGACACCGTTGGGGGCGAGGACGACCATGATGTCAATCCAGCCCTTGAGCCAAAGGTCTCCCCCGATATCAATATTGACCTTCGTCTTCCCCATGCCCATTTCCATGAAATAGGCAAAGTATTCCTTTTCTCGGCTAAGGGAAAAGGCTTTGATCTGCGCCTCCATAGGCTGGGTCCGGAATGGATAGTCCTGCCAAGCTCCAGGGGGGATGTCGGACTTCTTGGCCCCCCTGACCTGTTCGGCCTGCTTTCCAGCATCCAGGTATAGGTCGATCAGGGGCAGGTGCATTTCGGCAATCTGGGGGAACTTCCGAAGGATAACTTCAAGGTTGTTTCCGGTCCCCTGGACATATAGCAACCCGTCTTTCCAGCGCCGCTTACCTGGAAGTTCTTTGCTCATGTCGATGACCGGGCGCGTTGCCCGGTCAAAGATCAGATACTCTCCGCGTTGCGTAACACCCATATCAGCGCCCCCAATTGATCAGTTGTTCGCGGGTCCAGTGGTCCTTTTCGGGGTTGTTCAGCATGGAGGCCCCCCACGAAGGGCCGATTTCCGCGTCACATACCACCGGAACCTCCAGCGGGATGGCGTTGGACATGAGTCCGGTTAGCATTTCCACCACTCCTTTGTCGCCTCTGGGAATGGAGAATCCCAGTTCGTCGTGAACTGATACGAGTGGAGTATACCCCGCCGCATCCACTTCGAGCATGGCCATCTTGGTCATATCCGCCGCGCTGCCCTGGATAATCCTATTCAGGGCCTTGTGCGTAAACCAGATTTGGCCGTTCGCCTGTCGAGGGAAATAGGCCCGTCTGCCAAGAAGAGTCCTTACGCTACCCCGTTGCTTGGCAACTCGCTGAGCCATTTCCGAGAGGGCCTTGTCCATGGGCGAGCCTTCATGGTATTTGCGGAAGAGCTCTTCACCCTCTTCGCCCGCCACCATGATTTCCTTACCCTTCCAGAACTTAGTCTCATATGGCAGGCCAAGGTCGTGGCACATTTTGCCCCCGCCCATGCCGTAGAGGATGCCAAGCTTGATGATCTTGGCGTCTTTGCGCTCGATGCCGCACAACTCAGCCGTTGGCAAGTAGGCATCAGCCCGTGGGTCTTCAACCCACATGCGCTGCAGAACATCTGCCCCTCGGATACCGGCCTTCACGCCAAAGTGAACAGACAGCCTTGGCTCTTGGCTGCTGTAGTCCGCCGACAGCCATTCTTCGCCCTCCTCCGGGATAAATGCCGAACGGACAAGCGGCCCAAGCTCCGGGTCCCTTGCCGGAACTACTTGCAGGGAGGGACTGGATCCGGAAAATCTCCCAGAAACAGTTCCTCCGTCATCCCCGCGCAAGGCCCGGAGCTCCGAATGAATTCTACCCTGGACCATGTGATCGAGTAGCATCCCATCGACAAACGTGGATCGGGCTTTATTGTAACGCCGAAGCGTGAGAATCTCCTGAGCCACTTGTCCAGCACGATTGTCCATAGCGGCCAGCTTCTTGAGGAACACGTTGTCAAGGGACAGCTCCTTCTTCTTGGGCGTCAGGGGAAAGTCTTCCTTGGGCACGCCCTCGTCCATAAGGGACTGAATGAGCGGGCCACTGGTCCACGGATCCAAGGTGCGGCCCGTGAGGTCTTTCAGCTTGTCAACGGCCCCCTGCTCCTTGCCGAGGAAGTAGTCGCGAAGCTGACCGACACGCTGCTCGTCTACCCGAACACCGCGCTTGCGCATTCGGTAAAGGACAGGGATCAACCGACGCTCCACGTCCCAGACCCTTTCAAGGTCCTGTTCGATCATTTCGAACTTTTGGAAGAAGTAGAGCCTGAGTGCTCTTGCAGCGTCGTCTCGGGCATAGTCGGAGACGAGCCCTGCCGGAAGTCGCCAAAGCTGCGCCTTGACATCTTTGATGCCAAACTCTTCCGCAGCTCGCTTGAGGCCATCCTCATTTTTGTGGCTGTTGAGCTTGTCCTTCAGAAGATTGTTCAGAGAATACGAGCGCCGAGCATCGTCCAGCAGGGGGGCCTGAATCTGGACGTCGTCAATACCGCAGTCCCAAGTGAAGCCGTCAAAAAGGCTCCAGCCGTAGTCATACCCCATGTTCGCGCCCACGGCCACCCGATTCGGGTCACTTAGCAAGGGCTGAATGAATGCACGAACGACATCCTCCGGCAGATTACCTCCCCCCTCGTGGCGGAGGCCGAGGTAAACGGACTTGAAGTGTTGCTCGATGTTCGGGTCCAGTAGGTCTTGCTTCGTCACCGCTTCGATATTCCCGTCAAACCATGCCACGGCATAGCCGACAGGATAGCCCTCCTCGTTCTCAATGGCGCACCCATTGGGGAACGCCCAGCCCGGACCGTGGGTCTTGAGGCTCGGGTCCTTGGTTTCAAGGTCGTATCCAAAATGGGTGCCCTGAACGTCACTTGCCTTGTAATTCATTTCTTCACCTCCATGAATCGCCCTTCCCGTTCGAAGTCCTCCGGCAAGTGGCAAAAGACTGGGCCAGTTTTCAGCCCGCCCCTGGTC